CTTTGCTGTCCTCGGTGCATTCGTACCATTGGCCGTCATGCTTCTCATACCACTCGCCTTCATCTTCCCAATCCCATTCGGTGTAGCAGTAGGCGTCGTCGTCGTATGCCTCGTCGAGGTCGGCGTAGCCACTCTCGATTGCGTAGCGTTCGGCGTCGTCCTTCTCAATGAAGTATTGAAGGCTCTCTTCGAATAGGAAGCCCTCGTTCATGCCCTCGTTTGTTGCACTGCATATGCGTGCGAATCTTTCAGTCGTTTCCATGTTGCTGTTGGTTTAGTAGTCCCTCTTTTCGAGTTCCTTGTTGATTGATTTGATTTCCTTTTGAACTGCCTTCAGGAGTGCCTCGTCCTCGTTGAACACGTGGCGATAAGAACCCGTTAGCAGGTCGTTGATTTGGTGCAGACATTCGATGCGCTCGCACAATTCGAAGTCGCTCATGATTTGGTGCTTGTTAGTCATGTTGCTGTTGGTTTATTGATTAGTATTTACGTCCTCCATATGATAACCTTGTCTTCCTGAATGGCGCAAACATGGCGCATTCGGCTTGGTATGTGGCTGTATCGACAACCTCGTAGCCCTTACGCACCATGGATGCAATGAAGTTAGCCTCATGCTGTGCGTCATTGATGTTTACCACCATATCGAAGGAGTACTGCGATGGGCGGCGAAAAAAGAATCGTTTTTTCATGCTGTTGAATTTAGAAACAGGGCAGGGAATCGAACCCTGCCTTGCACCATGCCTGTTTAGATGATTGAGTAATGAGCATCATTTGCGATGGCCTGAGCCGCGAGACGTGCATACGTCGCACGTTGCGTCTCAGTGCCGGCAACCTGTGGTTCAGGAAGGTCAATCACCTTATCGAGGTCAATTGAGTACATTGCCCGTTGGCCGTTGTGAATACCGAATTCAGCGGCCTCTTCGATAGTCTCGAAGTGACGGCTAATGTCTAGTACTAGCTTGCCGCTTTCCCACCAACCACCGATGTAGTTGTCGTCCTGCTCTAGCAACAGGCCGTTGGTTGCAATGAAGTCACGAACGTGCTGTGCAATCATTTCAGCCTGCAATTCACGCTTGTAGCGGATGAATGAGGTCGGAAGGTCAGCGATGTACTCATGGCCGTGAATCGAGGCAAATGCGCCTGTAGTTGGTATGCCATGGCTGAGGTGGTGAGTAGCCCCGTTGCCCGCAACGAGGGACTCGACAAAAGTGTTGAGGTTCATATGATATTGAAATTTAGAAACAGGAGCGGGAGTCGAACCCGCTCTTGCACCATGCCTGTTTAGAAGATTGTCGTGTAAATGCGGCCGTATGTGCGGCTTTGCTCTGCTAGGTAATCCCTTGCTGTATCGTTGCGCTTGAAGCGAATTGAGCGGCGGTTGTAATGCAGGATATTGTCCTCATCAATGGCAACCTCAACCCAAGGTGTGTTTGTCATGGATGCGCTGTACGATACACGATGGATGACCCGAACGCCTGTGCTGTTGCTGAATACTGAGAAGTACTCGTCGTAGCCGTTTGGACTCTCGTTCCTGTCTCGCTTGTACCACTTGACGTTGCCGTCAGTCAGTGTGAGCAAGCTATCAATTCGCTTGTCCCATTCACGCGGGTTGTAATCGCGTCCCTGCTCTCTGATTTCATCAGTCGTGAGCGGTATCAGTTGAGCAATTGGCGCATAGTCGTGTATGTGAGCGTCGATTGTCTCTTGTGATAGGTTCATTTGCTTGAAGATTTCTACTTCGAATGCTGTGCCTTTTGTCATGTTCATGATGTTGAGTTTTTAAGTGTTTAGAACAACGCGGGGACTCGAACCCCGTGCGATACTAGCAACCTCAGTTATCTAGTATTGCCGCGCCTTGCGTCGTTGCTATAGTTGTCATTGCGGCACGTTTGCCTTTGCGAGCAGTCACGTTGTTAATGTTAACTGCTCCCCACATCACTGCGGGATTTATATTGCGCTGTTGCGCTTTTTTACAGGCCATTGCGGTACTCTGCTTTTTACTCCCGTGCTATTTACACGGCTCAGGCAAGTTTAACCTGTAACTCCTAACCTTGTTACTGACAGGTTGCCAAATGTTGTTGGCCATTTGCGGGCTTGCTCCCGTCGCGTCGTCGCCTTCGCGCTCACCCTCTTTTGATTGTTGCAGAGAGGGAATCAGAACTGCTAGCTATCTTCAAGTTTCGTAAGCCTCACGGGTTACTACTAGTTCGGGTGATGTGAAGCACTCCGTTGTTCCGTTGAACGGGGGCAAAGATAATGGTAAGTGATTGTTTCAAAAAGAATTTAAAGAACCTTCTAAAACACCTGTGTTTACAGGGCATTCAGAAAACGCAACCTCTTGAAACCCGCGCCAAATCAGCAAAATAACTACATCAAAAAAAAAGTTTCAAAACACCCTAAAAAAACCTCTGCATCCCTTGTGGCTCTAGGCGTATATGAGTTATTAACAAAAATGAAAATACCTGTTGAAATCCTTGGAAGCCGCGTAAACATTGACTATCTTTGTAACCAATAGTGCTGAAAGCCGCGTCAGTATTGAGATACAGGCCGGCGGGAGAAAGTCAAAAATGGTCATTTTGAGGGTATGCGCTAGGCATTGGAGAGGGTAGCAGACAGGGAAGAAACCCAAAACATCGCGGGATGTTCTCTAGGACAGGCACAGCGCGGGATACAGGGCAAAAATCAACAAAAAGCGTTCACTCCCTGTCACGCAGTCTACAGGATATCAGATAGGGGATAAACAAGCAAGCCAAACAGCAGGCAAAGGACAGGCCCAATCGCGGGCAAATCCACCACAGATTCCACTAGATAACACACAAACAGCATAGAGATAGGCAAAGAGCAATAAAACCACTCATGCGCGCTCGCACATTGGCTCTCACAATCTAGGGTTGCCCGAAGCAGAAATTCCAAGCATTGCCTGTATCACAGTATTGACGCGGGTTCTAGGCGGTTTCTATTGGCTTGCATGACCATGTCGAGCGGGTTATTTGGCCTGCATGGTGTGCATGGCTGAGCGGAATCTAACGTGCTGATAACTAACACGTTGGTGCTTTTATGCAAACAGGTTGATTATCAATGGGTTAGTCTACTTTCTCCACGGGGCGGAGACAAGTTTACGGGGTGTCGAGCAGGCTATCGGGTGCGGGTTGTTGGGTGTGTGTTGCGTGGTCATTGGGTGCCTGTCGTCGGCATAGTAAGTGTATGATGTACACTAAGTCCTAGCACGTGTAGTAAGTGTATGGTGTACACTATCTCTACAGCCCGCATTGTTCCACGTATGTTCCACGGCCTGCTCCCCACGTTATCTTGCTGACTATCAGCGACATAGCTAAGTAGGTGTAACTGACTGCAAATCAGCCGATTGGAGGGTACCCCTGTTGCCAAATCGACTTCGGGAAGGGGTCGCGGCGGTGGCGGTGGGAGGGGTGACCCCAACCACAATTGGTCAATAAAATGTCTAAAAATGTCTAGGAATGTCTAATTTTTTGGATAATAGATGATCTTGCATATATTTGTAAAAAAAAGGCTATGAAGAGCAAATCAATGGCATCACGCCAGTACACTGCAAATATGTTCGGAAAGAGCAGTGGGGACCCTGGTAAGCGTCAGGCACGTCAAGAGCGTCGTGACGCTAGACAAGCGACTCGTGGCGGTAGCAAAAGCAATGACAATGTTGAGGTTTGTACAGCCAAGACAGCGAAGGAGGGTAAGTGTGGTGCTTACGCCGGCGGTGGTCCAAGTACGGGCACTGTTCAGAAGGCTAAGAACACAAAGCCTTCTTCGGGTGGTGAGAAGAATGTTGTGTTGAAGGAGGGGAGTCGTAAGTTAGCTCGTCATCAGCGCAATTTGGCTAAGGTTCGTGCCAAGGCTCCTGCCCGTCCGATGACCCGTAAGGAGAAGGAGAAGGCGAATGAGATGCGTCCATCGCGCCAGGATTACAATGACAACAATGTTCCACGAGTTTCGTCTGCTAGACCGGCTCCTAAGCCTGCTAAGAAGGGTGTGTTGGGTAAAATTTTTAAGACTAGAAAAACTCAGAAAATAACAATCTAAGGATATGCCAGAAAAAGTAAAAAAGAACCTGCTAGGTCGTGAGGTTACCAAATCAAAAACATATATTGGCCCTCCTGGAGTTAGTAAGAGTGACAAGGCAAAGGTGAAAACGAAGACTATTCGCAAGGGCGATACTACCAAGACTCGTGAGGTGACTAAATATGGCGGTAAGAGAACGGTAGAAAAGACTAAAAATTACGGAGTTGGTGGGAATTCTTTAACCAAAAAAACGGTAAAATCGGGCGGCAAAACGGATCGTTCGGTTGAGGTTAAAAAGCCAGGAGAAACATTTACTTACGCCAATATGGGTCCTGCATCCCAGGCCCGTGCATACAATTTCCAAAAGAAAAAACTCAAAAAATAATGAAAAAACCATCAGCCGGCCCAAAGAATCCTTTGAGACTGAAAACTCGACAAGAGAGAAATCAGTCTAAGCTCAACAAGGTAAACACAAGAATATCAAAGTTGGAATCTAGTCAGAAGGAGTTAAACAAGCAAGAGTACCTGAATAAGGCTGCTAGTAGAATTACTGGTGTTTCTGAATCAAGCCTTGCCCAGGGTAAACTTGGACAGCTTCAGAAGAAGAAGCAGCGAATAGAAAATATGATTACTCCAGGAAGACAAAAAACTGTGAAGACAGTAAAAAAAGGTAAATAATTTTAATATCAAACAATCCAATAAAATGGCTAGTTCTCCAAAAAACGATAGTACCCGCACCCGCAGAACGCTTGGTGGTGGTACAAAGACCGTTATCAAGTCGAAAGGTATTACTGGTAAGAAACGCACTGTGCTTCGCGAAATTCCAACTGATAAGGGCGTGGTGACCACTAAAAAAGAAGTTACCAGAAATAAGTATCCTGATGGCATCAGAACTAAAAGTAAGAAAGAGACTGTGTACAGAGGTGGTCAAAATAAAAACCTAACGACAGTTAAAGAAAAAACATCTAAGGGCGGCCTTCTTAACAAGGCGAAGGGTTTGGTTAAAGGTTCTAACAAGTATGCATACACATCAGGTGACAACTTTGTAAGTTCTGCGAAAGAAGTTAATTATGGCTACGCAAAAAAACTGCAAAAGAGCATAAAAAAGGGAAGAACTAACTAATGGCCAATGCATAATTGGTAAAACAGTAAAAAAGGTAAATAAAATGGCTATTAAAAAAACGACTCCTCAAAACTCTCCTGACCCTAGACATAAGTCTTATGACAAGTTTAGAAAGGATCCATTAAGTAAGACACCTCAAAGAGGTGATAAAACAATTCGTTTTGATACGACTGATGCCGGGAAGACTTACACCAAAACTGTTTACAAAAGAGTTGGTGAAAAAAGAACGGACAGAGTAGCCAAAAAAGATCCTTATGCAAGATTTGGGAGCGATACCATTATAAAGCGAAAAACAGTATCCGCTAACAAGGCATTGCGTCAAGCTACTAGACTGTCTAAGAGACCAGAAAACAAGTCTAAGTTAAATAACGAATCAGCACCTAAGAAAAATTCGTCAAAAGAAACTAGCAAGTCGGTTGGTTCTGCTGCTCCAGCTGCTGCTAAATCTTCTGCTGCTAAATCTGCCGCTGCTAAGAAACAAATTCCAAAAATGCGCGGAAAATACGGAAAAATGTAATGGCCAAATCACTAGGCAACGGACTAAAAACGGTATTCGGGAAGCGCAAGGAGGGTAAATCCTCCAAGCGCAAATCCCCGAAGGATAAGAATGTTAAACCTTCACGAGGACAGGGATGAAAGCAAAGGCAGGACTATACGCAAATATCAACGCCAAACGCAAGCGCATAGCTGCTGGATCAGGCGAGAAGATGAGGAAGCCCGGAAGCAAAGGCGCTCCTAAGTTGAAGGACTTCATCAAGTCCAAGTTGACGGCTAAAAAGAAAAATAAATAACATGGCACGAACAGCTGCTTGGCAGCGTAAGGAAGGCAAGAACCCAAAGGGCGGATTGAACGCCAAGGGTCGTGCTGCGTACAAACGCGAAACAGGAGGTACATTGAAGCCACCAGTTTCAGCCAAGCAAGCAAAGAAGTCTCCCAAGAGCGCTGCCAGGCGGAAGTCCTTCTGTGCTAGAATGGGTGGTATGCCTGGTCCTATGAAGAAGCCTAACGGCAAGCCCACAAGGAAGGCGTTGGCTCTCCGCAAGTGGGACTGCTAAAGATGCACGGGTTGTGTAGACGGCCCGTTATAATTACGGTTAAAGCCGATCAGTGATGGTCGGTTTTTTCTATTATACGAACTAAGGCGTAAACACCCACGTACAGGATCAGAGCTGCAAGCCCTAGGATAATGTAAGTTTCCATACGAGTATAAAATAAAGTATTGTTAGAATTAAGTAGTAGACGACTACGGTGTACCAGTGGGGCTTGTTAATTTCCCACCAGATCTTTCTCATACCGCGCCTCACATCAGATTTGCACATACTTGAATGATATAAAAGGTTAACACGCCAACGGCGATCATAACTAAATACGGGATGAGGTGTTCGATGTCCTTGCGGAAGTTATATTTCTTCTTCATGCTTCCAAAGTTTTTTAACGTCAAACAATAAATCGTCAAATGACTGTGACACGTACTGGCCCTCAACAGAGTCCCCCCATTCCTTACCTTCCATGCTTTCTAGCCAGTAAACGACGTCTTTATCTCCCGTGTCGTAGTGCCATGAAGCTACACGGGCCTTGTAAATTGCTAGGTGATCGGTTGGATCTCCGTGATCGTGCCATATCGAGATGGCATAAACCTCCGTGCCTGGTGCATAGGCAAAGATTGTGTAGGTTGTTTTATTTTTCATATTCATTTGTTTTGTAGCCAGGACAGGACTCGAACCTGTATGGGTGAAAATTTATACGTCGTTTCTACACCCTTACTACGCTTAGCGTCTACCAATTCCGCCACCTGACTATAATATTTTAAGATTCAATAGGTGATAGTTTAAAGTCAACCATGTATACATCATTAACTTTTATTATTTCTGAATTAACTTTCATTCCGCCATGCGAATCAATGGAGATTCTACGTTCAACTCTTTCTATGAAATACTTAATATGTGTTTGTGTTGTTTTGTCATATTCAAAAACTATGTGGTCGGCTGCGATGCATCTTCCGACACTAAATAATTGTTCAACTACAAAGTTGACAATTCTCGATGTTCTACCTGTTTGTCTCATTTTTTTATTTTTTTTGTAGTCAGGACAGGATTCGAACCTGCATATACTTCAGATACTATCTGCTGGATTGTATTAATATGGCAAAGTATATTCGTATCCAGTTACATACCATATTAGCGTCTACCATTCCGCCACCTGACTATTGTCACAATTTTTCAAATATTTGTGACTAAACCTTCATAATCTTCTTGAGATACAACGCCAGATCAAGCGCCTCCTCGTATGCGTGTTGGATCCACTGCTCCTTAGTCAGGTCCGTCCGGTCCATTGTGTGATTATACTCAGAAAAACCCTTCTTTTCACGCATAATCATGTCCATAACCACTTCGTTAAGTATGTCCGATGCGTATTTTATCGGCTTATTGTCGCTTGTATGTCCCATCTGTAGCTTAACCATTTATGTTCAGTTCCCATCATTTTATCGAGCTTGTAGCAGTCGTTCAAAACCTTAGTTTTGGCTGATTCAGGACTCTTGGCCTTTGCTTTTGCGTTGTGGACGATCTTCTCGCCGTCCCATATCGTTATCACGTAATTATTCATGTATTCCGTAGGTTGAGTTTTTCCACACACGCACCTGATCGCTTGTAAAGTGCCTGATTTCGCCGCCGTTTGACAGCACGACCGTTATCTCATCATTCTCCAGCATCCCCCCCTGCGTTATGTAGAGGATGTATCCGTCTCCAAGGGGAGTCGTAACTGGGATTGGTGAAGGGGGAAAGATCATTTTTACACTTAATGAATAGGCTCTCTATGTCCTCCATCTTCATTGACTTCAACTTGTTCAGGTTGACGTTCACTACTATCCTGATGGTCTCCTGATCCATCTGTGGTCTCCACTCCGTTAGCTTCTGCATCAGGTGTTCCTTCAGCGCTTGCTTGGTTTTTTTCATCTATTTGTCGTTTTATGTCCGAAATTCCTTGATTTACTAGCGCCCAATACTCTACAGGAAGGGTTGCAAGGTTTTGAAGCGTGATTTCCATAGATTCGATAGCATTTAAGTATGCGTCTCCACCCTCTACGTTGCCAAGTATACCAAAGATGGGCATAAGCTCACGCTCTAGCTTGGTGATAAGGTTTTTGGAGTGCATCTTCAGGTCATGCTTGAAGAATTTTAAGTCAACGCACTCGTCGTGACACTGCGCGTAGATTTGTTGTGCGCCCAAGGCCGTCACAATCAGTCGTTTTTTTCTTTCTAGATCGTTCATTTCGTTTATTTATGTGGCAAATATAATACACGCGTGGAATAAGTCAAGCAAATTAACATTAATTTGCGCTAAACATAAAGCTGACGTCGCTCATAATGATTTCGTCCACCTGCTCCATAGAAAGACCAACGATAAAGTCGTCGCCACCGGAACTTATCATGCAGAGGTTTTTATAGTTCTGATAAGGACGTACATTGTCTATCTTGTAGAAGATGGCTGGCTCACACTCGTACTTGTCGGGAGTCGCACCAACCAAATCCGCAATTCTTTTTTCGTCGGTATCAACCACTATAGGAAGCAGGACTCTCATCATATCATTCCAAATTTACTTTTCTGTAGCCTAGAGACCACAAGAATTCCGATATTTTTATCCCGTAGTCTTTAACATACTCCTCCTCCCAATGCTTGAATTCGTGATGTAAAAACTCGTGTATTAAAACTTCTAGATATTCTTTTGCGGGAAGCCTTGGATCAATTTCGATTAAACCATGTTCATGGTAAAGGCCGCGAGCCTTTTCCTTTCCCAACCTTCTTTCTTTTACGATCAAGTTTTCCATACAGCAAAATAAGGAAAAATTCTTAGACCCCCGTAACAAAAAACAGGCAGAAAATGTTACCGCCCGTTATTTAATCTTGCCGTTTACGATACGGTAGTTTGTAACCTCAAACTCTTCATTATCAAATACTTTCACGTGGGCGAAGCCGTGTGTAAATTTGTTAATCGGCATATAGTCCGGGTGAAGTTCACACAGGCAGGCTACCGACCAGCAGGTTGTAACCTTTCCGTTGATGTTGGGTTCGGTATGCTCCGAGGTCTGGTGGTGGTGTCCGCAGATAGCGTTGTCCTTTGCGCGAAGATAGAGTCCACGGGCAATGTTTACCGGGCTGAACATACTTGATCCAAACTCGTGTCCGTGTAGTGCTACTAGCTTACCCATTCGCACTAGCTGCTTGTCTGGAATGAACGTGATGTTGAGCTGCTTGAGATGTAAGATAGATTCTAACGAAAACTCCTCAATGCCGACAAGGTCTGATGCGTTATTGATCAGATAGTGGTCCCATCGGATGTCGTGGTTTCCTGCTTTGAAGTATATTGCTTGTGTAGGGAACAGTTTCCGCAGCGTGTAGAGGAATTCCCGCGCCATGTAAATTTCCGACGCCAGGTCGCGCTTGCGAGGATCTTTTTGAAAACGGCTAATGGCGTAGAAGTCGATAAGGTCTCCGTTGATGTAGATGGTGTTGACTTCGTTTTCGAGTCCGTATTTAAGCGCTGTTGTGAGCGCAGGAATGTTGTGATATGGTACGTGAATGTCGGTAAGAAAAAGGATATCATTGTGGTTTACCGGAAATTTATATGGATTGTATTGCTTTTCCTTTGAGTCTGGAAGACCTAGCGGGTTGTTATCGGGAACTAAGTCGTTAATGATTTGCTCAAACGCACCCACCACCTTGTTTGGATTGACCTTAGCCTTCTTTACATGCTTTGATGAGTTGTTTTTTTTCCACGCCATGAATGCGCGTTTGAAAGACTCTAGGCTTATATCGGATTTTACGTTTTCGTATTCTAACTCAAGCCTTTTGTTTTGACTTAAATCGCTTGGGTCTTTTAAAACATTGAGGTAATTTTGGACGTTGTTTTTCATTTAGAATAGTTATTTGCAAATATACTCAGTATCAATACAAAAGCAAAAACCGCCTCGATTAGGAGACGGTTTTCACAAACGAAATGAATAAAACAAACTGAACTTGCGCGAAAACACGCAACATCAGCAAATGTATCAACAAACTTTTTAAGTTGTTCATTTTCGTTTGATTACGATGACTTTCTGCTTGTTTTCAGGAGTCACCTTTTGTTTTTTCCATGCGTAGTATTTAATCGGTAGAATACTAGCCACGGTAAGAAAGCAAGCCAATGCACTTACGTAGTCCTTCATCCATATTGATACACCTATAGCAATGCTAAATGCTATCAAAAATGCTGTGAGGGTTATGTTGTGAAGCTCCAACATATAGGCTGGGAATGATTTTTTTAGTTCCAAAATATGAATTGTGTTTTTTCGTTAATTTTACCCATAATGACTAATGTTGCCGGCACACAAATATACATTACTTTTTTGTTGCCGTTTTCGACCCAACAATATCTCTCGTATATTATTGATTCGATAACAGACATCAGTCGATGGTTTCTATTTTTAATTTGTCGTACTCGTCAAGGTCAATTATTTTGCCCTCAAACTTTCCTCTGTACGTACAATCAATAACGTCGCAACCTCCTTCGCTATTCCATGCCATAGCCATTGCTCGGATGTGTTTCTTAACGCTATCGATTGTATTGAGTACTTCAGATGTCTGAAGAGTCTCGTTGTTCTCACCAATAGTTTTTACGCGAAAGGCGTTTACCTTTTTACCGTCAATTGTACGACGCGCATCTTTAATCTCTATTCTGCCCATCTTCTATTTTTTTTAGTTCATTAAAATGTCCACTGATCCAAAGGTACATATCATTTCCAGTTAGCTCGTACAATCTTACGTTGATTAAACGCATTAGCTTCTGTTCTCGGTTGTATTTGCTCATTGGCTTATATGTTCCAGCCTTTGGATATTCCATGTCGTCAGTGAGAAGCTTATGCCTCAGATTCCGAAGGTGTTGTAACTCGGTCAATGTCGACGGTGTAGGCGGCAAGTATATCGGGGTTCCGTTCATCGAAAAAATCTAATAAAAGTTCTTGTTTAGTTTGATCTAAGTCAGCAATGAAGTGACGTATTTTTTTGCGGCGCACTGCGTTGTATGCGTAGTCTCCTTTAACTGTTTTCAGTGCGTGACATACAGTTGAGTGGTCTTTGTTTACCGTTCTTGCAACTTCCGCAAGGCTCTTAGTTGAGCAAACCTTTACGGCGGTCATGTATACCTGGCGGGCTAAAACTACATCGGCAAAACGCTTCTGGCTTTTAATGTCAGAAGCACGAACCTCAAAGTGCTTGCTTACCTTTTTCATTATTTCGTTTTCTTGAGGATCTTCTATTTTATGAAGGTACTCATAAACTTTTGTGAATTCAGCCCGACGAGGTGACGGGACCATGTTTACTAGGTCTTTGAATGTGTATCTCATTTGTTCGTTTGTTTAAAGCCGTGGCGGGCTTCGTTTATTACCCGCCACGACCTTTGGTTAAGATTAGAATGGCAATCCGTCATCGTCCGGATCCTCTACCACCTGAGGGGCGTATGAATCTAATTTCTTTACAGAACTAACGGCCTTAACTTGTGGCATGAATATGTCGTTCAAGTGCTTCTCAAAGAACTCTTGACGCTCTGAGTCATCCCACACGATCTGACCCTTTACCTTGATTTGTTTCATTTCCGGCATGTTACCTGGGTTGTCTTTAGTCCATCCCCACTTAATGTCCTCCTGCCCGTGACGCAGGTAAAGCATTGTGCGCGTCTTCCCATCAACTTCCTTGGACCACGGGGTAAGTGTAATTTCCTTTCCGGCGTCAATGTTAGGCATTGACAAGAAAAACCCTGACGAGTAGCGTGATGACCACGGCATTTGGATTTGATACTCGCTGTCTCCATCCTTCAAAACAACGCACAGCTGATCGCCATACCCTTGTTCTGAAACGCGCTTGAACACGTCTGTGATGTAACCAGAAAGAGACGCGTAACGCTCTTCGTACCAAATTTTAGTGCCGTCTTTGCTCATGCACTTAATTGAGCCAGCTGTGCCTTCAGGAACACGCTTGGCAATCTTACCGCCAGATATGCTGAGGTAAGTACGGTTTGATGAACCACCTTGATTTAATCCCATAGATTTTTGATTAATTAATTGGTTATATTTCGCAAATGTAGCATATATGTTTCTTTTGTGCAAGAAAAAAACTGTTAAATTTATACCCTAGATGTCATTTTTCCGTCATTCCCAAGCCTCCGCGTACCCGTTCGGGTGCTGAATGTCCTCATTCCATTCCTTGGCCTCGCGAGAATCCGTCCAACTCTTGTTTGGCTTTATTGCTGTTGGCTGCTTGATTTCAGACTGCACGTATTTACCCTCGATCGCCTGATGAAGGTAATCAACGCCCTCGAACGTGAACCTGCGAGTAGACCTTACAAGTTCAAAATCAAAGAATCCCTTGATTCCAACTATTTTCTGTCTGCGGATCTTCTTGGAGTGAAACTCACACAAAGGGCTTTCGGGTGCGGTCTGAGCAAACGGACGGTGGTAGATGATAATGTTATCAGCCTTGTTGTTCCACATAGCACCATCTGCCAGGTCAAATACTTCTGGGCATGGGTAGTTGCCGTCATCACCCTTACGCATCTTGTGCGGGTGAACCACGATATCAAAATACACATTGTTCTTTCGCGCAAATCGTGTGCAGTCTGAAAGGAAGGTTTCAAGGTACTTGTCGCTGCGTCCACCGCCCTTGGTGTAGTCATTTGCCATCTGATTGAACGGGTCGATGACCACACGGTCCACTCCGTGCTTGATAATCATGCTAAGGAACACTTCCTTCACGTAGTCGGGTGTGGGACTTACGTTCTTGGGGTATACCATAAAGATGTGTTCGCCAATCATTTTGTACACCTTCATGTACGCGTCGTAACTCGGCCTGTTGTAATTGCTTGGCGTACAGTCCTTTCCGAAGTAAATTTCCACCAGGTCGTGGTAGAATTGTTCAGCGGGTAATTCCTCAGGGGTAAAGATGGCCACCTTCTCTCCAAACTTTACCATGCGGAATATCATCTCCCATTTCATGAATGATGACTTACCATAGTTTCCTATTCCGGAAACAATTGTTAATTCTCCCTTGACCCTTTTAAAGTGTTTGTCGAGCAACGGAACGCCAAGTGGCATAGCGGCCTGATAACCCTTGAGGTAAATCTCGGACGCCTGTTCCATTACCTCCTCGGCATAGATCACGTCTTCCTTGCTTATTTCTTCGAGGTCCTGCTCAGTTAATTCAATCTTTACCTCCACATGGTTAGTCTTACTAACCAACTGATCCTTGGTAAACTCAGCCGTGTTCCATTGATTCATGTTGGCACGGTACGCACTGCGAATTGCTTGACGGCACTCCTTCTGACTAAAGCTAGAGTCGGGCGTGACGTGCATCATCATCAGGTTGTAACACGTCTCCTCCATCATCCCAAATCGGCAGCAACTTGCAGCCAACTTAAACACAAAATGATTCCTCTCTCCCTCACGGAATGCGTCACCCTTGGACGTCATCCACGTCAAGAGGTTTTGGAATATCTTGTCGTCTTCGTTAATGGTCTCCGTAGACGTCTGCTGTGGCAGCCTCCTGTCCTCCTTCTTTACAGGCAGCTTGCTGTAGACCTCTGCATTCGGATTATAGTACAATTCTGGATCGTATGACTCAAAGCATAAACGGGAAACATTACGTCCTGTCTTGTCGATGTCGGGCATTTCCACCATTAGTGCATCAAAATGCTCTTTATGTTTGGTTTTCCACTCAATTTGCACCAAAGCCTTTACACCATTTCCCGAAGGTGATATCCAAACTGCGGTAATGTGTCTTATAGCGCACAATTCATTTCTCTTTTGGGTGATATTTGGGACATTATCGAAATCAAGCACGATGTATCCTGAGTGTTCGACAAGCTCAGAGTCCTTTCGTTTGTTAAAAAGCCCACTGAAGCAAACTGCTGGAAGTTTCTTTTTTAAATCATCCGCCTCTTTCTTGGTCTTGGCTTCCCTCGCCTTTTGTACAAGGTCCTTTGACTTTCCAGTCCGAATTCGTTCAAGTGCGCCCAGCACAGTAATTTGGTGTCCTTGCAGGTCGTTGAAGTCTTTGTAGATGGATACCTTACCATTTATTCCTTGCATCATTTGGATCATAATTGTAGTTAGTTTGTTTTGTATTTGTATTCGTATTCGTTGTTTCGTCTTCCCACCTTCTGTCGCGAAGATAGCGCACCGGGTCCTTCCAGTATTTGCGCTCGCGCCCACTCTTATGGTTTCCCATGCCTTCTACAGCAAGAGTTCGGTCCTCATTAGATAGTTTATTCCAAACAGCAAGGGTTTGTTTCTTATCCACCTTCTTGTCATACATCAACCAAAACTGCTCGAAAGAATACTTACTTTCTTCTTTTATTTTATTCTTTTTATTATGTGAGCATTCCTGAGCAGGGGTATGCTCATTTTTGAGCAGGGGGTATGCAGGTTTTTGAGCAGGGGTATGATCAAAAAATTCATCCTCCTCATTTTCAGATATTGGCATTTCGGGTGTAACTGTTCTACTCAAAATATCAGCTTCTGGATTTATTGTTAAACATCTTATTTCAACCTCATTTCGATTATTGAGTTTGACTATTCTTCCCAAAACACCCTTCTGTTCGAGGTCAGCAATTACCCGTCTCACACTATGTTTTGATATGCCAAGGCATTCCCCCAAGTAATGGTTCGAAGCAAAACAATAGCCTTTGATGTTTGATAGATTTGATACGACACCTATGAGCAATTTCTCCGTAGATGACAATTCCTTGCTAAGTAGCACACTTGCAGGGATGATTGAGTATTGATTGTGCATAAGATAAAAAAAGCTCGCAAGAACCACTTTGCGAGCTTTTGAGTTGGTTAGTATTTGTAACCACCTTCCAACCCCCGGTTGCTGTGGTTCTTTAGCAAACGGGGGGCGGAATATTTCAGCAAACATAAAACAACCACGCAAGGTTGTCAAGGATTTTCTTCATTATTTTTTATGTGCCATGTTTCGCACTCCCAGCACATATAAACCTGCTGATCATAGTCACAATGTTCCTGAGCCTCCTTACGAGTCTTGTAGGTTCGCTTGCCACAGCCGTAAATAGAGTTTTTCATCATGAACCCAAAACAGAATATTGTAAGTGCGATAGAAACGATAAACATAGCGCAAATTTACGTTGTTTAATCTTATTTTCAAGCAAGAACTTGACACTATGTTATTTTTCTGTATATTTGCAGCATGAGTAATTTATTTCCACCCGACCACCGGGTATTTATTCAAATAGAAAACCAAACTGAAAAGCAAATGGATGCCATTATAACCAAAGTTGGCAACTTCTGTGACTTTGAAGTTGGTCAGCGCGTATGCATTGTTGGTAAGGTAGATAAAGTTGAACTGCAAGATGTTACAGAATATTCTGTACACGAGCGATATATAGTTATGGTATATGAATAACATTCAAAACTGGGATAGGGCTATACTTATTCTCAATACCATGATTGAGGAGAAGATTGAGATATATGAGGTTATGAGGATTTTTACTCCTATGGCTACTAAGTCACGAAGAAAACTTCTTTATTGTGACCCGGCAATCAGTTCTGAAGATCTTGATCAGGTTGAGAAGGCCATAAATAGATACAGAGAAACAATGAAGGAGATATCTGAAACAAAAGTAGAGACTAGGATCAAGAGGTCTTCCTTCTTCAAAACGCTTCAAGAGCATTATGATCAGAACAAAGACAAAAAATAACTACCTCAAAATCATAGAGGTATACGAATACTACATCCGAAGAGAACAGGTAGATCCTGTAAAGGTTGAGGGCTTGATGTCAGACTGGGACGCGGTGATGGTTTTTGGGAGTTACTCGTCGCTACGCCGATGCGTGAATAAACTCAAGAATAAGATACCGATTGGGAAGAAGAACTTTGACAAACAAAAACAGGTGCTAGAGATTTACGAACAAAAATTAGCGAACAAATGAACTTAAATGGGATTAACTTAGAAAAGCTGAGACTCGTAAATGGGGAGTGTGTAATTCAACTTCATTCACTTACTGAGGATGAGATTGACTTTAACGGTGGAAAACTAAAGATAGTCAATAAGATAAAAAATTACATTTCAGAGGTTGATGATGATGAAATGGTTGGCATTGTCAAGGCATTAAAGAAGTCTCAGTACAAGGATAAGCAGCTAATGAAAGAGTACGAAATAATGGCTAAGGAGTCGAGTAAAGAGGCTGATCCAGATAAAGAGGATATACAAGGCAAGCAGGCGGTAAGGAGGGGTAAGATTATTAGGATTGCTGAAAAAGACCTTAGTCAACAAGGATGGGACTACGATTGTGAATTTGATGCGGTAGAGGGGGATGAGGTTTGGTTTGACGCCACATTTACTCGCGAGATGATTACAGAAGGCGAGGGCGGCTGCATAATTGACGGTAAGGTGTATTTAAACATCTCTAAAAAATCAATTTACGCAATGAAGCGTGGAGATGAGATTGTTAGCTTGAATGGTTACATAATAGGAAAGCTGCTTGGAAACGACAGAAAGATTGGCTCAATACACATGGTAGATAACGATATCCAAAGAGTTGAAGTCGTTGTGCCAAATGCTAGAACACCAAGATACACATTCCCAGATACCTGGACAAATACCGAAGTTAAAAAAGGCGATGTTGTTTGTATCAGAAACATATTTGCGATTAAACTTGACCCAACACTTGCTAAAACCACGGAATATGTTCGTTTTCAACCACGTGTGATAATGGCATACGAAAGATGATAAAATTAGATTTTAGTAAAATATCTTACAACATTGAAGGCATCCCGGATGACGAGGCCGTCGTATACCGTTTCTCGGACCTGGCCAGTCAAGCCCATATTCTCGATAGGTCTGACGACCTTCCTGAAGGGGTTAGCGCCGACAAGGTTGTTCGATATCTCATATATATGTTCGCTCCAGGTACTCCCGTTAAAGATGCGTATCCGGACATCAACCAGCGCAAACGATATACTTTGAACAAGCTGAACATCATGGTTGATGACACGGATCCAGACAACGGGTACGCTCAGCTCTGCATGATGAATGTAGACTGGGCGGTGGAGCGATACATCGTATTTACCCGCCTACAATGCTCGGAAGACTACTCGATCATGTGTACGGCGGATATAAGGATATCGGCATTGCAGAGGGCGCTGCTAACTCAGCCCGTGGACAGGTCAAATGACGATAAGAACTTCCAAGCAGGACTTGAGAGTTGGCGCCAAACTCTTGTAGATGCAAGGACTCGGATAATGAATGACGAGACGAGCATTACCTTGCAGAAGGCAATTACGTTCTCTGTTAGGGCTGAGAATTTAGGGATACAGCCAGAACACTATTCCCGCATATGGCGTGAGAAGAAAGAAATATTCCCGGAGATTATACCATAAAGTATTATACCATGAAGTACGAATACGATGAGGAGGACAAATACGTTTCGTTCCATGAGGATGATGATGAGTTGGATACCATCCGAATCCCCCTGCCCCGGCTTGAGGAGTGGTACTCACGCCATTTGAAACGTGAGGTTACAAGGGAAGAGGCGCTTACGTATGTGGACGGATATGGTCTTGATCCAAAGGAACAGAAGTTTCGTTATCAAGAGGTTCCCGAAAAGATAAAGCTCATTTACGAGGTTGTGTTCAACAAGAAACACATAGCCAACAAGTCTAAGTACAAGGAGATGGGCGACGTAAGGCTTGAGGACATCTACGAGGAGATTGAGTCCAATCAAAAGTATTACGCGATGGAGATTGAGTGGATCAAACTCCAAATCAAGCGCCGTTATGTTGGATATTGGTGTTTCATTAAAGGGAAACCAGTATACTTAAACGGAGCTAACTACTTCTTCCTAAACTTTTGGACGGTAAAGAACTTTGGCAAGAACAACAACCGCCCAGACTACCGCGACTACCAGCGCAAGATGTTTCACCTTTTCATGTATGCGTACACTACAGAAGATGCGTTCTACAAGCACAAGATCCTGTATCGGGAAGACGGCATTGTAAAGACTAAGTATTCAAACCAAGAAGTAAAAAGTGTCGTTGACGATATGAACGAGCAAGGGTTTGAGTATTACGTCGAGCCAAACGTAAACGTAACCGTAGGCAGGGGAAAACGGACAGTACACGGAATCAACTTTGTGTCCGGACGCCGTATCGCCAAGACTGCAATCGCTTGTTGTTTCTGCACGTGGGGGACACTCAATATGCCTGACCAGACCTTTATCATTCAAGCAATGAATGAGGACCAGGCGGTTAATAAGATATTTATCAAGCAGATACAAACTCCCGTAAGTAAACTTCCGTTTTTCTTCCGACCACACTACCGGGGAAGGATCGAGGCCAAGGAGGGGTTACGTTTTCAATACGAAGGATCAATCGCATCAGCTGCAAGGGCGGGGATTATTCCTGAACAGATGGAGTGCTTCATCACGCCATTATCGTCGTCGGAAAAGGCGGCGGATGGTGAAGCGGAGATTGCATTTGTCTACCGTGACGAGCCAGCGAAGAAGACGGACGCGAAGGCAGCTGACCAAAATATCCCGACGTGGTGGTACAACACGATGAAGCCTGCCATCGAGCGAGGTGAAAATATTCGTGGGTTCTGCATCATGCCGTCTACTGTAGGTGACATGGATACAGGGGGTGGAGCGCAGTTCTTTGATATTGCTAATGACTCACACTTCTCCGATCGCAACGAGAACGGAACAACTCCATCAGGACTCATAAACTTCTTCCTTCCAGGTTACTACGCCGTTGAGGGTTACATTGACGAGTATGGGGCAAGCATTATTGACGACCCCAAAGAACCTGTAATGTCCAATGAAGGCAAGTGGATTACTAAGGGAGCCAAGTCGTATCTTTTAAACCAAGCGGATTACTTTGAGCGCAAGCGTGAGTGGCAGAAGCTCATCAAGTTGCAGCAGAACTTCCCAATGACCTGGAAGCACGCATTTGCTGTGATCCCTAAGGACATGGGTATGCCCATCGAGAAAATGCGTGACCGCATATCGGAACTTAAATTTCTACGAACACCAATTACGACGAAGATTAATTTTAAATGGGTTGGCGATAAGTTTGGAGGGGACGTATATGTTGAGAACGACCCCAAGGGAAGCTGGACCATGAGTTATCTACCTCCGCAAGATCAGAGAAACAAGAGAACCGTAGTTTCAATGGAGGAGGGTTATATACCACCAAAGGAGCGTGGGCCTATTTATGCTCCCGATCCGTCGGTGATGAACAAGTACTTTCTTTGCTGTGACCCGGTAAAGTTTCACAAGAGAAATACGGTAGGTAAAAAGAAATCAAATGCGGCAGCGGCGGTTTTCTACAAACGAGATAGCCAGATAGATCCAGACAACAAACCAAGAAGCGAATGGGTTAGCAATGACTGGATTCTTACTTATAACAGACAGACTGAAGACAAGGCAGAGTACCACGAGGAGTGGTTGAAGGCAGCTGTATTCCTTGGGGCCTACGTTTACCCAGAGTGGCCCGATGGGGAGGCCCTTGTAGAATATTTTAGGGATAATGGTTTTGATGGTTACCTTTTAAAAGATTTGGGGTCTGATGGAAAGCAGGACGCAAGGCCAGGTGTCTGGGCGGGTGAGGCAGAGAAAAACGAAATGGCTGGAGATATTATGACGTTCTTTAACAATAATGTTAGGTACGTAAAAATATGGGAGATAATTGAAGAGTGGAGTCAGATGAGGGGATTAGATGACTTGACAAACCATGACTTGTGTGCCGCTACAGGGTGGTGCATGAGGGCTATAAAAAGCAGAATGCCAGACCTTTACAAGGAGGTATATCAGCCAATAGAGATAAAGGGGGGCTTTGCAATGTTTGATGTAGAATGATTGTTTTCAGCTATTTAATAAAAAATTTACTACATTTGTGCTGGTAAACTAAATTTGTAAGATATGATATTACCACAGATACTTGGTAGTATGTTGTTTCCAAATGACAACATACCTGAAGTTGACAAGTTAAAGCCGGAGTTTGGATTACGTTGTGCGAGAGCGCTTTATACTCGTTTTTGTTCTGGTGGTACATACTTCACGTACACACAAATCCCTGAGATGCAGGAGGTTAGAAACTACGGTGCTGGTAATCAGTCGCAGGAGAAGTACAAGAATTGGTTTACCAATGGATCCCCTATTGGATCAAAGGGGGTAAATCAGAACGAGTCAAATTCAGGAAACAAGGGCTTAAGTAAAGCGCAGAGAAAGGCAATGGCTAATGTTAGCTATGACATCTTCTCGCCCATGAGAAAATTATCGAATGTTCTTCTATCAATTCTTGCGGATAATGATTATAAACTTGATTGTGTTTCTCTTGATAAAAACATCATCAATAAAAAGAAGCGTCAAAAATATGATTTGTACGCTAAAGCGAATTACACGAATCCATTAGCAAGACAGTTAGGTCTTCCGGAGTTCAAGTTGCCTTTCGTTCCTAAAGACGAGACAATGCTAGAGATGGCGGATCGTCTTGGTTTTTTTAAGAGCAAGTATGAGGTTGCTTTGGAAAAATTAGCCGAGTCTGGTTTTAGAGCTTCAAATTGGGCTGGTCAGCGCATGGAGTTTAACCGTGATGCGATTGACTTTCACTTCCGCGCAGCTAAGATTTACAATGACCCTATGACTGGACAGGTTAAGTTTCAATATATTGACCCTGCTCGAATGGTCATGCTTTGGAATGAGGATAACCAGGATGAGCCTGTGGCAATTGGCCATATCGAGGCCGAGACCGTGCAGTCTATTTACGACAAGTTGATTGACGCTGGTTTTACTGAGGTTCAAATACAGGCTATGGCCAAGTCTTATGTTCCTTATCAGACAAGTGTATCTACAATCCCGCAATGGGCGTTTGAACGTAAGGACTCCACTACAAACCGCTGGGTTTGGATGGACTTCAAGGTTTATGTGTTGAAGTTTGAGTACCTATCCACAGACTACAAGCAGTATGTAGAGCGCACAAATAAGCAGGGATATGGAAGTTATATCCGTAACAACAAGCCGGTAGACGAGAAGAAAAAGAACCCTAGCGACACATACGAAGAGGTTAGCTGTAACTACTGGTATGAGGGCGCTTACATTATTTCCGGCACTGGACAAGATAAGATCTACGACTGGAAAAAGAAGCCCAACCAGATGCAGAAGGGCTTGTCTCCGATGAGTTCGTATGTTATCCATCGTATCAACGGTCAGTCTCCTACACGCAGCGTGAAGGGGTTGCTCGATGACTTGATGTTCGCGGTATTGAAGTTACGTGCAGCGGTATGGGCTGCTGCACCGAAGGGATATAGAATTGACGTTGGTGAAGCCGCCAACATCAAGATTGGAGGTGTAGAGTACGACCTGTTCGACCTCATGCACATCCACCGTCAAAACGGTATTCAGATTGTTGCCACTAAATTCAACGCAGCAACAGGTAAGTATGTGTCTCAGCCATTGTCAGAAATGGATAACGGTCTTGGCCCACAGGGTCAGGAGTGGCTTGCTCAAATTGCCAATCTTCAAATGATGATTAAGGACTTGATGGGCATCCCGGATGCGATGGCCGCAAGTCCTGATCAGTCAGCAGAACGATTGGTTGGTGTAATGGAGGCCGATTACATTGCTGGTAACCACGCCAACTGGCCACTACGTGAGTCGGAGCGTCAGTTTAAACAGAAACTTGGTGAGAGAATAATTCACCAGGCACGTATAGATATTGAATACGACCCCAAGATTCGCGAGTTTTATGAGAGTATTATTGGCGAAACCATGATTAATTCCTTGGACGACATCGAAGGTTTGTCATTAGATCAACTAGCGATTACCTGCAAGGTTCTTCCAAACGAGAAGGAAAAGAGTGCCATTCTTCAACGTGCTATGCAGATGTCTCAGATGCCAACCAAGGACGGCGCTGTTCTGTTAAGTCCTTCAAGTGTAGAGCGTGTAGCTCAACTGTTGAAGAATGGGGATGTGGATGAGGCACTTTGGTTTATGGCTACCGAAGAGACGGAGGCCCGTCAACGCGAGGAGCAACACGCTCAAATGATGATGCAGCAGACCATTGAAGGACAGCAGCAATCCGCTATGATGGCTGAAGAAGCCAAGCGTCAAACTGCAATGCAACTTGCTGAGATTGAAATCATGAAGCAGCGTGAGATGGCCAACATGGAACTTATGAAGGAACAGGAGATGGCTAGGATTAAGGCTGATGGAAACTATCAAGTTCAGTTATTGAAAGGAAAACAGATTCTAGAACAAATACAGCTTGAGGCAACACTCGAAGCTCAATTAGGAAACGAAATAACAGGTAGAGTATAAAACATATGGAAAACAACGAATTGAACAATCAAGAAGAATTGGTGAACGAACAAGTAACCAATCAAGAAACCGAACAGGTTAATGAAGAAGTAGCGCCACAGGACAGTCCTTGGTTTGCTGCATATGGATACGAAAACGAAGACTCTTTTAAAAGTGAGTATGAACAACTGCGTTCATACAAGGGTCTTGCAGAAGAGTTAAGCCAAAAGCAAAAAGAAATTGAAGACGGACTCGCTCTTTTGCAAGAGGCTGATGATCCGTTTGGAGGTATTGAGGAAGCAAAGACTATGGTTGCATTTGGTAAAAAGGGCATTAGCTCATCTATAGCTAACCAAATTGTTTCCTCTAACCCGGATAGTCTTATGGAAGATCCGCTCAAGGCATTAGTGCTTGCGGAGGCGGTAAAGAATCCAGATAAATTCAAGCGATTAGGTCACTCAACTATTGAGGAGGCCATTCGTGAAAAATATAATTTAGGAGAAGGTGAGTATTATGCTACAGCTCTTTTAAAGTCTGATGCAATCGATGCAATCGAAATCATTGAAAAGACTAAAAAAGATGTTGAAACAGTTAAAAATCCTTTTACCTTTGCGAAAGAGCTAAAGAGCCAAAGTCAAAGACAGATTGCGGAAAGACAGACTATAGCACTTAACGAGGCAGAGTCCTACGGTAAGCAGCTAAAGGAGGTCCCCTACAAATTCGGCGATACGGAAGTTTCGTTACAAGTTTCAAACGAAGAGGTCGAATCGATTTTGAAGTCGCAGTATGCAGGTTATTTAGGTCAAGCCTTTGATACTACCACAAAGGAAGGTAAACAAGCGGTACGTGAATGGTTAACGAACCAAGTCCTCATTCATAAGGTTCAGTCTGGGGATCTAGGAGTTCAAATAGCCAAGTCACTTATGGCTCAAACCGAAAAAAAGGTGGTAAAAGAAGTCTACAACGGTCAGCCTAAAACGCCGAACCGAGTAGGCAAAACGTCTGCTGATACGAAGGGATTAAGCCCTGCTCAAAGAGATCTCATGGAGCGAGGAATTCCTTTGCCATCACAGTCGCTAAAGTAATATTAACCATTAAAAAAACTTAATAAAATGGGTTTTGTAATTAATAACCCCACAGGTATTCAGCCGTTGTCAACATCGGCGATGAACTTTGGGAGCATCCAGAACAACTGGGATGCTATTATGGAAGATTTCGATGCCGTAGCATATCTTCCTTTTGGTGATGAGTATTTCGATGCGATGAACCAAATCATGAACGCAGTAGGTAACCGCGAAATCGCGAAAAACCCACGTGTTCGTTGGTTTGAGATGACTCGTATGGAGGCTCCAATTTTGGTTGCTTCTACAGCTGCGTTTGCAGGACCTCCTGCTGGTTTCACAGTTACTTTGGATGCATCAAACGTAGTAACTTTAGGTAGTACAACCTACTCTTGGCCAAATGTTGGTGATATTTGGAGAGATGCTAATGCAGGTTCTCTTTTCCAAATTATCCAAAAACCAGCCGCTAACCAGGTTGTAATGATTCCATTGATTACTGGCGCTGCTGCTCCAACTGGTTTGATGTATTACGTAGGTAACTCTGCGGGTGAAAACACCGGAGCGTACCCATCTAAGTTTACATTCGATGTAGTTCGTACATCTCCTTTGCAAACTTTCCGTAATGACACTACTTCTAGTTCTGAAGCGCTTTACAACCAACTTTGGTACTCACAGTTGGAGAACGGGGTTCAAACTCCATACTCTAACTCACGCGACATCATCTACTTGCAGCGTGAACACCAGGTTGCACTTGTAAACACCTTCTTTGCTGGTACTCCATCTACTGCTACCAACTACAACACTGGTTTGAGTGCTACAAACTTCCAGACAACTACAGGTTTGGAATACGCAATCCGTAACAACGGTTCTGCATCCAACGGTGGTTCGAACACTGTAGTTCTTACCTCTGCTGCTACAGGCCCGGACCTTACTGACTTCTATGAAATGGAAGCCGCTTTGACCTCACAGGATGGTTCTGTAAAGAACTACATGGTTTGGACTAGTGGTTATCTTCAGCAAGTATTGGAGCGCAACCTGTTCGGTAACGCTGCTGTTGCTCAGAACCCATTGCAGTTCAACGTACAGATCAACAAGGTTCAGATGGAGAAAACCTTCTGGGGCGAGGGCGCTTACGCTGACTTGATGAGCAAGACGTTCTCATTCAACAATCTCGTGTTCAACAACAAGAACTTCGGATTTGTTCGTATGGGTATCTTCGATAACCCAACCATGTTTGGTGTAGGTTCTAACACTCTTGGTCAAACAGATAACACTTGGAAAAACCAAGCGTTCTTCATTCCATTGAGTACCAATGGAGGTGTTGACGATGGTATGGGTAACATGGGTAAATATATCCGCGTATGCCACAAGCCAGGTGCATTCATGAATATGTGGCAAACAGGCGGTCGTGCAGCAGCTAACAAGACTGATGTATGGCAGCTCGGTGTTCATATCGTATCTGAATTAGGTTACAAGTTTGTAAACGCTAACAAGTACGGTTTGTTCTCAGTGTAATTAATAATCTTAAAACCGGGAGGGGGAAACTTCTCCCGGTTTTCATACAAACAAAAAATAAAACGATATGTTATTTGATCTAAGCAACAATCAAGCTGTAGATGTTCCAGAATGGGCAGAACAGGAATTGCGGGATACGTTTCCGTATTTTTTTAATGAAAAGAGACCGATTGTATTAAGGGTGATGGATAAATACAAGTTGAAAACCTACAAGGTTCCAACAAACAATCCAGATGCAGACCCTATTTTGATGATTCAAGCCCCAGGGGCCACTTCTATTAGGTCTAGTGCAAATTTTTATGACAAAGAAAGTGAATCTGAGTACACTTTAATTTATACTAACTCTGCTCCAACCAACATTAATGGTAATGTGACGTATCAAGGGGCAAGAGTTCAAATTGCTGATGGGTTCTCAATTCAGCCCCATCAAAAGGATTTGTTGTTCTATATTCACTATATGTGTCCAATTATAGATGGGAACAAGTCCGTATTCAAATCGAATAGTGTAAGATATGAGTATGAGAAAAAAGACATCGAGGCTAAGAGCAAAATCAACCTTGCCAAGGCTGCTCGTGAGCTTGAGAATCTCATCTACTTCGATACTGATTATAAGACAATCTTGAAGGCTGTTGACGGCTTGGGCATGACTGCTCTTCACACAGAAGATGAGACTCGTGTAATGCTGTATGACGCAATTAAGAATGGTAGCGATACGTTCAAGAAGAACGCCTTTGAAATCATCAACTCAGCAAAGCCTGTTCAAACACAGTCACCGGATGGAGAAACCATCCATGAGCTGGTAAACAGACTTTTGGGTGATAATTTTATCAAAAATGAGGACGGTTTGTGGTATATTCGCGACCGTAGAGGCGATGGAACAAAGTGGTTGAAATCACCATTTTTTGAGTCAACGCAAACCGGTAGCGAAGCTGCATTTGCATTGATTGACCACCTCAAGGTAAATGAAGAATTATTAGGTAAATTAAGAAAACTATAAAAAGATGATTAGCACCGTATCCTTTTCGTTTGACTTAACGTACACCAACCCAGGCACTGGTGCGTTACAGCCACGAGGCGTTATCGTTGACTCTACCGATTATATCGGGTTGGGTCTCGATCCAATAGATTTCGAACTGAAGGGATTGGGGCAGGTCACCTTTAACGGCGATATTATCGTCGATGGCAATCTTGTTAGCAACCCCATTATCGACCTTCAAGCCTGGGATTTTGTCAATGATGGGGTTCCTACTGCCTATTTTGATTTACCGCTAGATTTAAACGGGAATGTGGCAAACGGCGTTTATACGTTTGTTTATAGACTCAGAGTCAACTCTTTCACTGTTCCTGTTGCGATTACGCTTACTCCACCTGATTTGGTTAACGTAGCGTCCAATCAATGGATAACACAATACTTAGAGGTCGGAAACGAGATACGCTTAGCTAATCCAGGAGTGGGATTTGAGGATGTAACCGTAGAGGCGTTAAACCAAGTAGGTGCGAACGCAGAAGTAACTGTTTCGGACTACACCATTGCTGTTGCGGGAATCACCACGTTTGATTTAGAAAACGTACAATTCAATGGCGTGTACACATACGCCGGGTGTACACAGGTGGACGCAGAGGTTAGCTTCACTTACGACTGCGAGTATGGAGACAACGGGACATGGGGCGTGGCTAACACCACGGCGCTTGGCTCAAATGAGGTTGTCGCAAATTTAAGTTGTTCGATTAATTACCCTTCTTGGACTACACTTAGTCCTACGTTTCCAGGGAATATAGTTACCAGCTCACTTCCTTATCCGCCTCCTGGGGTGGAAACTCCTCTTGCAACAGGGACATATAGTGTTTCGCTTACACAGCAGATACAGCAGACTCAAACGAGTGGCTTGGTTGTCCTTTACACAAGGTCTGTGGTCAGGGAGTTCCAAGTAAGTTGTGCCGGCAGTCTTTGCGGTCTTACTCCTTGTATTGAGAACCTTCGCGTTGCTCACGCAAACGAGTTGCATCGTAACCGAATTTCAAAGTACCAAGTTTTTGTAGACAATGTGCTTCTGTATTACGCGGAGGCTCAGAACTACAGATCTTGTGGAGACCTCGAAAACTACAGGGCTACCGTTGAGCTTATTAGAAACAATCTCGACTCATCTGGCTGCGAGTGTGCTTGTTGTAATGACGATACCTACTATTGGGTGTCAAACAACTCCGGAGAGTCTGTTATTGAGAGTCTTATTCGATCTTTTCAATTTCGATTGTTTTCGCTCGTCCCTGCTGGGCCGGGTTCTCCTTTGGCTAGTGATGACGAAACTCAAGGTGTTGAGGTTGGTGCGTTGTGGCAAAACACGAACACGGGCATAATCTATCGTTGTACTGTCAATACCGCTGAAAATGCTGTTTGGGTGGAGTATTATGCTCCAGGCGCACTGCCGATTGCTTTAGACGTTCCGGCCACGCCTAACCTTCCGTTCCTGTCTTCCACTAACGTGCAGGACCAGTTAGGTCAAGCAAACACTCAGTTTGCCCTTCAGTTGTTGGCGAACGCTCAGTTTAATGCCGATATAACCGCTGTTGAAAATTCTGTGGCGGCTCTTGATGGTGTAAATGGTTTGACTCGCACTGGAGACGACTTTGCACTTGGCGGAGCGTTAACCGGGAACACAACGATAAACACCACTACGTTTAATTTTAAAGTAGCAACGTCAGGAAACGTAACCCCGCTATTAGTTGAGTCTTCTGGAACAGTAACGGCAATGTCAGTAAGAAAGACAACAACGAGTCCTACGGTGTCAAATGAAACTCAACGAACTAGAGTATACGCACCATCCGGACAGAACGGCTTGGGAGCGTCATCTCTGGTATATCTTTCTGATATAACAGGTACAGAATCTTTTGCTGGGGAAATATCAACACAATGGACCGATAGTACTGTTAAGGATTCTATGATGAGTTTTTATCTTTCCGACAATGCTGTGTCTAAAACTCCATTAGTTCTTTTCGGTAATGGTCAAGTTTCGTTCCCGCAATACAATGCTGCTAATTTTGTTGACCCAGCCCCAGCATACTTGCTCGGCGTTGACGCTGCGGGTAACGTGGTTCAGGCTACAAGTTCAAGCGGTCCTTTGGTTTATGTGGCAAGAATTACTCAGTCTGGAACAAACGCTCCAACTGCTGTTGAAATTGTTAACACTACTGGAGCTACATTTTCTTGGGTTGGAGGATACGTTGGCGCCGGCATTTACAGAGTTACTGCTTCATCTGCTGTTTTAACATCAAACAAAACAGCAATATTTGTTACGCCGTCTGGCGCTAATCCATATATAATGCTAGGTTCAGTATCAAATACAACTCAATGCATTGTAACTTCATCAAGCGCGTTTTCGGGATATACTGATAATTTGATTAATGGAGCTATTGTTAAAATAGAAATCTACCCATAATGATTACTAACCTCGGTCAAATATATGATGAGCTTCTCTTCAGAGCCGGAAAGGATCTGAGGGGTGGCTACATCACGCCCGATGACTTCAATCGGGCGATTAAGATTGTAAACCAGCGTTACTTGAACACGCTCGTAGACAACTTTGAAAACAGCCGAGAAATTACTAGCGACCTTCAGACATTCATCAAGACCCTAGGTTCACCTCAGTACCCAGCCATGTCCTTCACTCCTGTTTTAGCAGGACGACCAGAGCGAGGAGGTTACGCGGACATTCCTGTCGACATTTGGTATCAGGCAACAGCAAGTTTTCTTGAGATACTGAACAAGGAATGTTCATACGATACCAACTACCGAAGCGTAGAGTTTGTAAGCCAACACGAGTTTGACGCTAAGATGCGTAACTCGATTACAAGCCCGGTAGACAACCCGGAAGAAAACGATCCAATACTTGTTACACGAAATGACAGGTATTTCATTTATCCGTACATGCCACGGATAACCTTTACTTACATACGAGAGCCAATTCAGCCTGTATTTGATTATCAAATTGAGAACGGAATCCCTGTATATTTACCACCGGGAACTGTTCACACGAATGCAACTACAGCTCCAATCGGCACTCCAAGTGCAAGCGTTGAATTTGAATATCCCGAAAGCTGCGTGGACCACCTAACTGATTTGATTAAAACTTACATCGGTATTGGTAACGAAAACCAATGGAACATTCAGACTCAAATGCCAAGTAAAGTATGATCACAAAACGTCAAGTCATCGAATTAATACAGCACAGGTTGACTGGGGGAGATACCCCGGAAGATTTGCGTCGTCTGTATCCTCGTTCCATTATTTCTCGTGTAATCAACTTAGCCCTTGCCGACATTGTATCACGCGATCCTTACGAGGCAAGCGACATGGCGGTTCCATACGTGTTTACTCCGGCCAACGATGCCAACGGTTACTATGTAACCCTCAGTCCACAGCCAATCGCGGGGACTATGGCAATCTTTACTGTTGAGGATGAGTCTTCTGGGTTTAACTCATATTCAGTTCAAACCAAGGCGGAATCAAACGCATTGAATGTATTGCGTGGGGGAAACAATTCAGCGGCCATCCTTTTCAAGGACAAGCTGCGTTTCAACAAAAAGCCAGAGGGTAATGTAACGGTTACTATGGTTCCTAACGTGTATCAAATGGAGGATGATGACGTGCTTATCATTCCAAGCGATGAAACAGGCGCGGGTGAAATGATGCTTTTCCAAATGTGTATGCAGGTATTGGCAACTCAAGGTTTCCAAGACGACTTGAACAACGACTCAATTGACGCACAAACTACCGCAGCTAGATCATGACCATTAAGAATATAAAATATATCGCCACATCAGCTTTGTACCGCTTGGGTAAGAACCCAGCAGGTCGTGAGCTTACGTGGATGACTCAGGTGGCTATTGATTACTTGAGCGAGAAGGCTCCACTCGATGGGAATGTGAGCCTGAAGACAATATACGCCAAGATAGATACGGGCGCGCGGGTATTCACGATGCCAGGCGACTGCATGAGGATTTCCAAGGTAGGATTGAAATCAGGTCGTCGCATTTGGACTTTGACACCAGACACCTCACTGACTTACCCAGAAGAGTTTTTTCAATGCGAGAGCGATCAGAATGATGACGTGGTATTGAATGGTTTTTTCCCAACGGGTTACTTTGGATACTTTTACAACCAACCTAACTACACGCTAGGCGGCGGACGTAATGTGAACTACTACCGCATAGATGGTAACAATATCATATTTGACCAAAACATACCCGACGGTCAATTGATTATAGAGTATTTCTCAAACGGTTCGGAGGTAAATGAAAACACCTTGATTGATACAGGGTATGCCGAGCCGTTTCGTTTGTATTTGATGAGCGAATACTGCTTCCACAAAGGAGGCAGCGAGGACAAGGCCAAGTACAAAGAATTGCAGATGCAATACGAGGCAGCTCAATGGAGCGCAAACCTTTTGATTAAGGCTCCACGATTGAGTGAAATGATTGACGCACTTGCACAGGCATCAGAATTTAATTTAGGATAATGGAGTTTAACGAAGTCATAGCATTTACCGGCGGTATAAATACCGACGACACACCTCAGGGTGTGCCTAAGGGAGATTATAGAGATTTCTCGTATTGTCGACTTGGATACAATTCTGGTAACGCATATGCCGTAGAGACTTCTGATGGAACTTTGATTATTCCTGAGGAAACGATAGAGATTGAGGACCAAATCATCGGCGCTACCCAGTGGTTGAAAATGAACGCAATCGTGTACTTTGTCTATAAGGCTAATCTTGTTCATGAGATTTGGTTTTACGAAATAGATTCCCTAAGCCATACTCGCGTTCTACAGTCTGCTGAGCTAAACTTCAGCAGAGACTGGCCGGTATACCACGCCAACGTGGTTGACGATATTCTCAAATGGACGGACGGTCGTTGGGATCCCCAGATGTATGATGCGGACGGTAATAGACTTTTCAATCCTCCGTACCAAATCAATTTGCAAAAGGCGCTTGACAGCTTCTACACGAGCGTAACCCTTCAGACCATTGATGCTATTAAGTGGCCAATGGACCCTCCTCGCGTAGCCTATTTTACAGATCCCACAAGACAAGATAACAAACTCCGCAATAAGCTGTTCAAGTTTATTATTCAGCCTATTTACGAGAACGGGGAGGCTGGAGTGTGGTCGATGTATTCTAATTTAGAGTTGCCTCAGCAGTCTGAATTGATACCTGGAACCAATTGGCTTTATCCAAACAACAGTAACGGAATCAACATACAGTTTGAGACAGGTCCCCAGATAATAAGAAAGTTTAATATCGCTGTACAGCAATATGACAAGGAAGATTTTGGAACAGAGCCTCCTTTTGGGGTATTTCTTCAGTTAGACAAGGACCAAGACGTAATACCAAACAATACTATTTGGACTGTTTCTTTTTACGGAGGGGTTGCCACGACTCCGGCTGTAGACGTATTTAAGAACTACGATCGACTACCGATAACCGCAAGCTGTCAAGAGTACCTCCCCACGAGCCAGATAGTGTACACTAACTTCAGGGAGGGGTACGACAAACCTACAGAGGAGCCTTTTATCCTTGACGTTGGGGTTGGCTATCAGTTAAACGAAATAAACTGGAACCCATTTGCGGCAATTGATCTTGATATTACATACAGCCTTGCGTCTTCATCAATAACAACAGACACTGATGATTTTAACGCAAACGATGTGTTTCCGTTTTCTGCCGGTTTGGTGCTTCAAGGTCCAGCGCCAACTAGCGCTTCAATTGGTATATTTGTTTATCAGATAACTCAAGCGGATATTGACGCAGCACTAGCGGCGGGCGCTACTCCAATGGATTGGAACATAGCGATAATGAATATCATATGTAACTCTTTCATGTCTCAATTGGGCTACACCCCTGTGTCATCGGCAGTTGCATTAGGTAATGCTGTTAGATATACTTTTACAGCGGGTCCTAATCCAGATGGGGTTTTTAATCCAAGGGTAAGATCATACAGACAAACGCTTTCCGCTCCATCTCTGAAAGTAGGAGCCACCCATGAATTTGGTATTGTGTACGGAGACAGGGCGTATAGGGACGGTACTGTTTACACGGTAGATTCCATGAATCTATTCGTTCCCTGGTTTTATGATTTGGACAGGACTGGACTTAGCAATGCCGACAATCCATTTACGGTAAATGCAAGATTTACTATAGACCACATACCCCCGGTATGGGCTGACAGGTATTGGATAGTAGCAAAGCCGGCAACTGAAATTTCTAGTTTTGGTCAGTACACAACCAACGCAAATGACATTAGTTTGATTGGTAATGTTGGGGGAAGCGGATACGTTTCTTCAATATATTTAGACACAGTAACCAACAACAGATACATAATAAACATAGACAAGTACTATGTAAATCAGAACATTGGAGCGTCAATAGCCCATGAGATTAAAATTGGAGACAAGATAAGATTCATAAGAAGAAGACTGGACGGACCGGCAACAACCGCCGACCAGGTTGCCTACTTGCCGTATCTTGAGTTAGATGTTGTCGGGTATGATCCGGTGGGAGGTGAACAGCAACGCCAAATAGTTTATACAAACATATTTGACACAAGCCTCATAGAGACGCAGGCTGGATTAGACTCGGTTGACGGACAGCTGTTTGGTCAACTGATAGAAATATACACACCAACACCTTCGGTGGATGATACAGGAAACTTGTTTGTATCCACTTGGAAAGATGTAAGCGAGGCCATAGACATAAGAAACCCACACACGGAAGACAGGGCGCACGGAGCGCCGCCTTTGTATTATGTGTACATAACAGGTGATGACCCTTATTTCTTCTACATGAATGGGGATTATACATTCCTAGAAGGCAATACGTATTCTGTTACAATACACAATTTAAACGGTACCACCAACTCGGTTAGCGCAGTAGTTAATTTAGCTTCCTACCAGCAGTCTTCAAATCAGACTAGACTTGCGTTTGGATTTGCCGCCACATCTAGCATGGCTTACTTGACCATAGATACGGATGTGTTTGCTGCTGAAACAAACGAATATCAAATATCAAACGATTTAGTTTCATCTCGACCAGCAACGTTTGCTTTAGGCTACGGGGATGTGTATGTAAAGCAGAGAAACTACCAGACAGGCATGGCCGCAGAATCGGCTCAGGCTTATTATTTTATTGAGGATCCAAACTACTCAGACTACTGGCCAAGCAACATACACGAAACCGGAAGAACAAGGATTGAGGATCCTAATGCTAAGATGACTCACCGCCAGGCAACGGCTATTCATTCTGATTCATTTATCGTAGGAACCCAGATAAACGGTTTATCTTCTTTCTCTTTGTTGAATGATAACATCGAGGGCATGAATTCACTGTTCGGTCCTGTTGTTAGAACATATATGTCAGGACGCGAAGGTAAAACTCTCAAGTGTCTTCAGCCAAGGAAGGAGAACTCTATCTACATCCAATTCTACCCCAACGAGGTAGGCTCGGATTCAACCGTTCGTGTTTCTAGTAAAACCTTTGCATCTTGGTTTGACTACAAGACATTGTTTGGTTGTTCGGACGCGGGGGCAAACGCGATACTGCCCGACGGTACAACGATGTACTTTGACAACAAGGCCGGGGTGTTTATGTATTCCGGTGCTAACGGGCAAATAGTTGTGAGTGAGATAGACCCCGGCACGGAAAAGGATTACAAGTTCAGAACAAAGACCAAGGAACTTGCCGCTTCGTACAATTCAACAAACAGACCGGTAGTTAGAACTTACGTGAACGAAACGGTTGGGGAGGTTGGCTTTGCATTTAGATTCGGTCAGCAATTCACCGGGCAAATGCAGGGCGGGTTTAGTCCACCAACTTTTAACGACCAAGTTTGGGTTGTTGTTGGTTCTGATGTTGAGAATTTATTCGGATTAGAGATTGTTGTCGTGCATGAAAATGGTGCGGTTTATACAGGAACTGTAACTCAGGCCATTTGGGATGAGGAACTGAACTACACTACGATTCAGATAAACAACGCAGGGCCTTCACCGGCTGAATTCAACATCCTAGCATACTACTACACAACTAGCGGGTTCACATACGACCACGTTGTGTTTGACTACGTGAACATGCGATGGAGGTCAACGTATGACTATAACTTCCAACAGTTCTGCAACCTAGGCCAGACTCTTGTCGGATGGGGCGTGAACAATCAAATGTACCTTCACAACCAATACGGAAGCTGGGATTTCCACGGTCAGCCATTCATTCAAAAGGTTTCTTTTGTTTCGAACGAAAACCCACTAGCCCTCAAGAGGTATCAGGACATAAGTCTTATTTCTGATAATATATTTTCTATTGAGGCTTCATCAGATCCAAACAGAAGTTACCCGCTTGGCATGAAAACCTTAATGCCATCAAACATTATAAATACCTATGAGGGGTACGGCAGTGTTTACTACAGAAAGAATTTGTATGACCCAAGGTTCTTTAACACGGGTACTACAATAACAAGTAATTACGATCCGCCAAACGGCTTCCCGGTTAATGGCTGGGTTGTTCCTGGGGACCAACAGGACTTGTTTACACAAAATATAACCATCATACAAAACGACGGGACTATATTTTCAGGGGATGTTTCATCAGCTACTTACAGTATTCCGGACGACAACACATTAATCGTGCTTGCTGATCAGGAGCCTAGTAGTTTTGGCATAAACGGATTTTGGTACAACAGCGATAGAGCGATGTTAAACGGTGAAGACATGAGGGCAAATGCCTTGACTCACAACCTTTACTTTGACCCGTCACTGGCGGATCAGTCGTCTATTCTTTTCTCTGTTGCAATTAAGGGTGTTTTATCTTAAATTTGCGAATTATGAGTTTAGCAGCAATTGGATTAGGACTTTCAGCCGGGTCGGCAATTTTTCAAGGCGTTAAGGGTCTTCAACAGACCCGTGAGGCTAAGGAAATGCAAAAAAACCTTGGCCCAAGGGTTAATTATCAAATACCCGAAGAGGCTAGAAAGGCCCTTGCTCTTTATCAGAACATGGCCGTATCTCGTACCATGCCCGGCCAGCAGTTTATGCAGGATGCGATTGATATGCAGCAGGCAAAGGCATTGGGTGGGGCTACTCGTGCAGCCACCTCATCACAGGACTTGCTTAGCGTAGCAACACAGTTGGGCGAGCAGGGCATGGAACAGCAGCAACAACTTGGTTTCGAGGCTGCTCAAAGCTACAATCAACGCCAACAGGACTATGCTGGAGCGTTAGGAACTATGGCTGGATACCAAGAAAAGGTAACTGCCGACAAGCAACAAGATTGGTACGAGAGAGCGGCAGCGGCAAGAGAAATGAGAGAAGCCGGTCTTCAGAATACTATGGGTGCTGTTCAGGGATTGGGTGAAATGGGATTTATGGCGGCTATGGGTGCTATGGGTAAAGAGCCAGCTCCAAGAGATGTTGTAGACGTTGATCAAACGAAAACTAAGGATTCGGATCCAAAAGATTTGTCTGAGGCGCAAAACAAAAGAGACGCTACAGCAGGCTCTTCATCAGGCAGGTTTAAGTTTTCAAATCCATCATACGGAAATTATAAATCTAAACTTGGACTAGACGATTCGGGTTCATTTTATGATAACACAGCACAGCCCCAACAACCTGGATTTTACAACGGGATGGATATGAATAACTGGAGAGCGGAAAGTGGCTTGTACGACTTTAAAAGACCCGGAAGTTCATTAGGAAGTATGTTTAATAATATACATTAAAATGGCAGAGATAGCAAGTCAAGGCAGGGTAGGAGAGCAGGGCGGCGGAGAAGCTGTCGTATTCGACACGTCTCAGTTTTTCCAGAACGTATACAATATGCAAAAGGATTTGTATGCGCGTCAGGAAAAGAAGAAGCGGGAGATAGACCAACAGAATGCCACCTGGAATGCGTTTCTTGAGGATATGCCCGATGTATGGGAATCTGACTACGAGTACGTAAACAAGGCCCTCAACGAATACAACGATTACATAATCGACCTGAAGACTCAGGGCTTAGACCCGGACGCTTTAGATCCTACGATTATGAAAAAAATCAAGCAACTTCAAAATAACGTTGCTAAGGAAACATCAAGGGCCAAAAACAACGAGGACTATTCTGTAAAAGCAACTCAGACTTTTAATGGCGACAAGACCAACGCGTACAATAAAGACCACGCCACTCAATGGTTTAAGGATTATACTGACCCCAACAAAACCCCGGAGCAAAGGGCCAAGATGAGGGCGGAATCAAGTCCATTCAAGTATAACTACACGATGGATGAATTCATAGACGAAACCATTCCTGACGAGGTGTACACTGATACGGGTCGTCAAAAAACTATATACAGGGACAAGGATTCGCACAAGGCGATAATATTCGACAATATAACCAACACCGACATAGGCAAGGACATATACGAAACCTTAAAGATAGACAACGAAACTCCCGAACAGTTTACTGAACGCGTGGCTGAACTTGGTCAGAAAAAATACGGTGTTAAAACGGATGTTCAACCCCCACCATCGAGAGGCGGCAGCAGGGACAGCAGGGACAGCAGGGACAGCAGGGAGAAAAAAGAAGACAAGGTTGAGATTGTTGCTACAGAAAAGGTTGCGGATCCAAAGTGGACTCAAGAATACGATGTAAATGCGGTATCCCTTGGTAAGTTAAAGCCGCCTGTTTATGTTTACACGGATGATGGAGTCCCTGTAATGAATTTCGTTCCTGACGATGGTTTTTATTTGAGACCAGGAAACACGATAGTTGCTGTTGGATACGGAACCGATGAAGAGGATAAGCAGATTAGGGTGGAGATTGACTATGAGAAAAACAAGAGGAAGTTTAATGCTGCCGGATACCCAGATATGTACGACTACTTTGTACAAAAGATTTGGGGAAACAAATCAGGAGGGGCATCAACAAAAGAAACACCAGCTCAGAGAGCTGCACGAATAGCTAACGGAGGATAACATGGCAGATACCCTTACACCAGAAGAAAAGAAGAGGTTAACTGAAGAGCTAACTAAGTATGCAAACGAAGGCGCAAGCGATGATGATTTGCGTCAATTCCGTAATGCATTTATTTCTGAATTAAAAAAAAAAGGGGGTGGGCAACCCGCTTCTGGTGCGCCTGCCGCGAAGCCTACAAAGCCTTCTGCGCCGAGCTTTGGGCAGAAAGTGGTAAGTGAGGTAACGCAACCTCAAATAAAAATACCCCTAAGAGGTAAACAAAAACCTCCGGTAGCCAAAAAGCCATATCAAGATATTTATTATAAACCAGAAGGATTACCGTCTGAAACAACACAGATACCGGAAACTCCCGTAATCAAAGCTGCTAAACAAGATTTCAAACAAACTCAATTAAAGCCTCAGATTCAACCAGTCAAAACCGCTCAAGAGCTTGAAGAAATTGAGAAAAAAACTGAAAAGGCAGATAAAACAGGGTTAGTTCTTAATGAGTATCAAAGCAGTGCCGATGCATTAAACGAATTAAATCGCCTCAAGAAAGATAATGCAAATGAGTTCTATCGCAATATAAAGGACGCGAGGCCAGATTTGTATGAGAAGTATTCTGGCAGGACTATTCAAGAGGGTAGAAATATTGAGAGTGATATAAGCGAGTCTCAAAAAGATAGAGATATAGTTTATCAGAATTATTTATCAGACCTACAACGCACAGACGAATCTCATAGAAACACTCTGAGCAAAGTGGGTCCTATAGTTAATTCTGTTGTAGATAAAAAAGTGACCCCTGAAAACTACAAGAGACTTACCACTAGTCATACAACGGATATTGGTGGCGATGTTGTAGATATGGGTAAAGTTGATGACGAGGCTACCGCAATTGCTGAAAAGTATAATTTACCTACAGATGGAGAGGCGTGGAGATTGTTAAAGAATAAAATCAAGTCAAACACTGACTTTCAAATAATAAAGCCACAAGCAGAAGAGTTATTTAAACAGAATTATCCAGAGCTACACGCCAAAAGGCAGAAAATGTTTGAGGATGGGTTTAAGTACGATGATGAGATTTATTCAAAGGTTGAATCTGAATTGACTTCTTTGCAGAATCAATACGAGGCTGATGCTAAAAACGAATTAAACGCCATTGATGCTGAATACAAATCAAAGAGTGAATTATTAAATCAGCAGTATAAAGATTTTACTTCTCAATCCGAAAAAGTTGGAGCCGAGTTAGATAATCTGTATAAATCAGGACAAATCGATCGATTAGAGTACGAGAATCGTTGGGGCTTATTGCAAAAAGAGAAAAAAGATTACTACGATCTTTATGAAAAACAATTTCCAAGTCTTGATGAATATGTAAAGAAGTCAAATGAAATAAACTCAAAGTACAATAGAAAATTTGAGTTGCAAAAAAAGGCTTTAACAGATAAAGCTCAAGCGCAAATTAAGGCTGAATTTGATAAGTACTCCACCAATTACAAAGAGGATCCAGCTGTATTAGAAGAGCTAAACAAAGCGTATAGAGACTCGTATGAACTGGCATCAGACATCAGAACAAAGACAATGGGTCTTGGCGCTGAAATGTCAAGCGCACCAATGTCTAAACTTTACCAATCAACATTAAGTTCTTTGGGTGGCGTATTTAAAGGATGGGGTGGTTCATTGGATAGCAAAACACTTGAATTGCTTGGTGAATCAATGGAACAAAATTTCATGATGCCAGCGGCGAGAACTGAAGAATTTAAAGACTGGTTAGACCCTCAAAACTTACAACTACTTACCGGTCAGCTTTTGGGTTCCATGGCCCCATCAATGGCCATAACCGCCGCTGTCGCCACAAGCACAGGTGGAACGGGTATTCCCGCAATCGTTCCAATGATTACTGGGGGCCTTGCTGGATGGGCATCTGAAACGGTTGATATCGTCGGTCGTTCTTACTTAGACATGTTTGAAAAGAGTGGGGGAGATGTTGCAAAGTCAAACAAAGCTGCTGAAAGGTCTCTAAAGTCTCAATACGACTTGATGTGGGCCTACTCTTTCGATGCACTTCCATTCGTGGGCAAGGTCTTGGGGGGTATACCCACAAAGGTGGGTAGAGTGGCTGCTGGTGCTGGTATAGAGATGGGTACAGAATTCTTGCAGGAATACCCACAGAATATTGCTGAAGAAAACATTCAGAAAGGACTTGACCCCTGGACGAACTTGGGCCAGGCTCTTCGGGATACTAAGAAGATGAAGGAAACGCTCATCTCAATAGGCCCTGTAGCAATCCTTGGTGGCGCTGGGCAACTTGGTTCTAAGTCAGCAAAACAGGAGGCGGTTGATACCTATGTCGCTATGCAACAAAAGGCTGCCTTGTCTATGGCATTACCTGATCAGAAGCGTCAGTACATACAAAACATGGTGTTCGACCGTGGCGGTAAGTTTGCTAGAGGTGTTGTGGGGGCAATGTTTGCTGATGGAACCATTGATGAGGAGACGTCAAAGGACTTGCTTGTGCAAGTGGAGAATTCCGAGAAAATACAAGAGGCAGGAAAAGGTGCAGGACTCAAGGGTTCTAAACTCAACATCTATGGTTTTTATAGCGCAAGGGCTGAAGAAGCTGAAAGAAATGCAGCTAAATTTGGTAACGACCCAATCCTTTCCGAGTCATACAAGCAGCAAGCAAAGCAATATCGTGACGCCGGTCTTGACTTCATGAAGGGAAATAATCCCGACCTTCTTACAGTTACTTACGCTGATGGCTCTCAAGCTATGATGACCCCGGAGGACGTAAACGGGTTATTCTCCAATCCAATTGCTCTTACCTTATTAAATAGAAAAAAGATTTCAGTTGAAGCATACAGAGAAGGTGGACAGGGCGGCAAAGCTCTTCAAGAATTAACTGAAAGAGCTGATGCATACAAGCAGAGTAAAAAATATGTTGCCCCAAATAAAACAGAGGATGAGGTAAATGCTTCCTTCGAAGCTCAGTCAGTACAAGAAAAGGAACAGAAAAAAGATACGCGAGACATTGAGATTGAACAAATCCAACAACAACGAGAGGCCCTTGGGGTTAGCGAGGTTGATGCGTTCTTTAGCGATATGAAGCCATTAGTTGCCACAATGGTGGAAAGAATGGAGGCAGGGCAGGCAGCGCCGCAATCGGGTGTGAAAGCCGCGTCTGATTATTTGTACGCTAAGTACAAGGAATTAACTGCGATGAAAGCAGATCCTAACCGGATGATGACCATTGCTCAAATCGAGTCTATACAAGCTCAGATAGAACAGGATTTACAAACCTTGGCGGGGAATCCTCCGTCACAACAAACTCAAACGAATGATCAAGAAAACATCCAAGGGCTACCAAGTGAAGTCGGAGTCGGGCAAGAACCTATCGCAGCCCAACCTGTCCAAGTCACAAGCGAAGAAGCGCCTGCAACAGGTGGAGTTCTTCAAACACCGGGGGAAAAAGTAGTAGAGGTAAAGCTCGCTGAGTTACCTACAGTAACAGTAGAAGGTCAAGCGGTAGAAGTAACCCCAACCACAGAAGCCGCCGCAGAACAGGTTGGTACTCAACCTTCCATTGGTATAAATCAAAAGGCTGAAAGCGTAGAAACGTCTTCTATCCAAGAGAGGGCCAAAGCCACTAATGCAAAAATTAAACGTAAGGATATTTTTGATGGGGTAGGTGTTTTCTCCGAGAAGTTAGGTGGAAGCGATGTTGAGTCAGTACCCGTTGGGCATTCTGAAATAGGAAATGCGGAAATAGTTCAATACGCAAATCCTAAAACGGGAATTATTGATGTAATCGTTGCAGGGATTACAGAGAATGATTTTGTTGGTTTTTATAGAATATATGAAAATGGCAAACCCACAAATAGATGGAGTTCTAAATTCGAGACTCAAACTGCTAGTAAGGAAGATTTTAAAAGCATGATCTCAGGAGTGCAAAACGCACTTCCCCAGGGACATGAATATACCGAAACCACAAGCATATCTACGGATGGTTTGAGGGTGTGGAATCAGCAGTTAAACAGAGGATATGAGCTTCAATACGATGAAAAAGGAAAGTTGGTAACAACTCCGGTATATATAAATGGCGATTCCAAAACAAATATTTTAGGCATACCTGTAAACAAAGGAGCGTTTGATGCAATTAGTGTAACCAATGCGGACACATTTAATAAGGTAAAAGAGGTGCTTCTTCCATTCCTTGAGAAGTTTGGATTGAATGAAACAAATATTAGGGCGGTAAATGGATCTGTTGAAATAGATTTACCCGTATTAAGACAAAAGGCAACTCCCCAAGTTACCCCCCAAGTTACACCCGAATCTGCCCCTGTTACAAAACCATCCCTTGGTCAACGTCTACGGATAGCTGCTGAGGCCGCAGAGACAACGGTAACGGTTCAAGAGCCTTCTCCTGTAAAAGAGGAAAAGAAGGAAGGTGTTGCACCTGCTCCAAAGACCGAAGAAAAGCCAACCCGCAAGACTCGACTGGCCAAGTTGTTTGAAACGTCTGAAGGTGAAGAGGCTGTTCCATTAATTGAGCAATCTCTTTCTGAAAGCGGCATAAAGGTAGACGTAAAAGATGATGCCGATTACAATAATGACGATCGTATAAAGCGTAGTCAAGGCCGTGGTTCAGAAGGTATGTTCGTGGCTGATGATGGAACGATTATCTTAAACCGAGACAAGATCAAGGGCGAGTGGGGTAAAACTATCGTATTCCACGAAGGTATTCACCCAGTGGTAAACATCATCCGCAACACTGATCCAAAACGATACAGAGCAATCGTAGACGGACTTAAGTCGGAGGCAGCAAGAAATAATGCAGTGGCTAAGGCTGCCGCCGACATTGCTGCCTCTGAAGAGTATCAAAGAAGAGGTCCTGAGAGTATTGAAGATGAAACGGTTGTTGAGACTATGGCTCGTGTAGCAACTGGAGACATTGACATCAACACGTTCAAACCTTCGTTCCGCGAGAAGTTCATCGAATTCATGAACGATATAGCTAAGGTATTTGGATTGAGACCTATCCTTACAAATTCTCCACGAGTTGAGGTGAAGCGTTTGGCTGAGCAGATCAACAAAATGTTGAATGAGGGCGGTAAGATTAGCGATGTTGTAGGGAAGAAGAATGTAGGTAAGTTCCAGAACACTATTAGTGACGGACAATATTCTATAGATGCTAGAATAGCAGACAAAGGAGTTCAAGTTCCTCGAAGCGAAAAATTGCCATTGAAAATTGTGGCAAGCAAAGAGGAAAGTGTTATGCGTAGGATAAATGAATTGTTAGACAAATATCCAAACGCATTAACTGATAAAGAGCAATGGAAAGAGTTGATGTCAAGAGTTTTCCCTATAACTGTTGATGGGGAAGTGTTTATACCAGCATTTCCAGAAGGACTCTCTAGAATGGCTGGAAGTGTGCAAGAGACTTTAAAAGAGATAAATAAAGTCAGCGATGAACAAAGAAAACTCGCTTCAGAAGGTTTGAAAGGAACCAAGGAAATTGGCGAGTTGTACAAGCAAGGAAAAATGGACGAGGTTGATACCGGTCTTTATTTCTTGTGGAACATCATGTCAATAGGTATAAGTCCATATCCTCAAGAGTCTGGATTTCTTCAGGCTGTTAATGGCGGTGTAGACAAGTATATAAAACTTGCAGCTGCGGGTAAATTTAATGAAAGCACTCTTAAAGAATACTTGAATTGGGTAGACGGAGTGCTTCCTAAAGGAACTCCTGGAGCTGGATCAAAGTCTAACTTAAATTCATTTGGTAAAAGTTTCTTATCAAAGGCGGCACAAGAAATTGAAAGTGGAGAATTTGAAGGGAAAACAAAACTGCAAGCTCTTCATGAAATTCTTTCTGATAGAAAAACACCAACCAACGAACTTAGAAGAAAATGGCAAGCAAACATGTCTGCCATGCAATTCAATAATAAGATTTTTGACTTTATCTTGCTTACTACTGGTCGTAGTGATTTGTTTGTTACAGACAGAGTTAGGGTAGATCACTTCTGGGACGGAAATAACTTTAAGAAGAAGCGTGGTTTAAAGGAGTCAACCTCTTTGTATGATGGAAGCGACTTGGCGTATGGTGCAGCAACAGGTGCTGGATTTAGTAAGATACTATCAGATGTGCCTGGATTAGTGTTTAATGAATTGGCGAACAGAACTATGACGCCCATAGTTGAAAAGGCTTACAAACAGATAGGAGTAAAAGATTATCCTGAGGTAGGCAGATTTCACTGGGAAACATGGGTAGCTGCTAGTTCTCAGGAAGTTTCTCACGGATCTATTGATGCTATTGTACAAAGAAAAGAGAAAGGAGAGATACAAGACGCCGGCATTCGTCAAGGTAAATATGGCGCATGGGATTTTAATTTTGCGTACAAGAAAAGAGCGGGGAAAGATTTCGTTTATGAATTTGTAGACAATGACGGCAACACTTATGTGTTTGATAAGATTAATGATATTCAAGACGAGATAGAGAAACAAAAGAAAAAAACATACGAAACAAATAATAGATTTTTATTACCAGATGCAAAAGGAAACATATCAAGGCCAACAAAAGGCTTATCGACCGCTTGGTACGACACAGAACTCGTCGATGCAGAAAAATATTTCGAATTCCTCAGAAGCAAAGCAAAGGAAATCATTCCAGCACCTGATGTCGTTGAAGATCAAGGCGTCGTAATTGAAAAGCCGAAATCTGAAAAGATTTCTAAGGAAAAGAAACCAACTGGCCAACCATCCCAAGGCATCCCAAGAACACCTAAAGAATTCGCAGGTAATGTAGGAGAGACGATCGACCGTATCAAGGCCGCAACATCGGAGGACGGAGCAACGCTCAACCTCGATGGTACAACCTACGAAGACGGAGGTCTTGTGGTTCCTGCCGGTTCATTGAACGTGGCCCAGGACGAGGTTACTGCCGAGGGCTTGTTTGAGTTCTTAAAGGATAACGAGGAGAACATTTCTAGCGACATATTCAAGATCGGACTTTACAAGTTTCCAGACCGTCCAGAGGTTTCTTACGACTTGAACATCGTGATTCCAAGGGAGTACCGTGATGTGGCCTTGAAGTTTGGTGAATTGTCTGGACAGGAATCACTGTTCGACCTTGATACGTTTGAGAACATCAAGACCGGATCAGACGGTAAGAATCCACGCAAATTCACGGCCCAAGAGCTTGCTGAGATTGCCAAGGATTTGTCTGAGGGTAGACTTCCAAAGATTGTTTCAAAAGAAGAGATTGATAGAAAGTGGGGAGAGAAAAAAATGATCGCTTTAACTAAGCGAGAGGATCTTGGAACAAAGACTGACAGAGAGATTGCTGCCTATGCTTCTAAATTCCTGAATAAATTCGGACCATATACCAAGGCCAATGTTGTTCAGATTATGAATATGTCTGCTGAAGAGAAAATCAAACTCATCAATGACACATTTGAGGCTAGGGTCAAAAAAATGAATCCAGCCTTTAGAGAGCCTGGAAATGATTTTTATGATCAATCAGTTAAGCGTAGGGATGAGGTATTAGCTCTGGTTACAAAGCCAACCGGCCAGCCATCAATGATGAAGCGTACTCCAGCCCAAATCAGACAGGCTGTAGAAGATGGGGTAGACGCAGTTGAAGCAGCGATTGCTGAGGGCGTGGATCCACAGCAGGCCGTTGACGAGAACATCTCAAACCAGGAATGGTACGGTGATTTGAGTGCTGCCCAGAAAGAACAGCTCAATGAAATCCTTCAAGACGAGTTCGGGGCTACGGCGAGTGAACCTAAACTACAGAACAACGCCCAGCGTGTAGCTGATCTTTGGGAAAAGGGTGGAAAAGAAGCCAAGGCAGAGATCAAGAACATTTTGGAGACTGACCCTGAACTTTCGTACATTTACAACAATTTCCCGAAGATAACTAAGCAGTTACAGGAACAGGGATTGTTGACTAAAACAGAGAATTGTCCATGATGACACCTAATAAACTCGATAAGAAAGCCGTTGACCTACTCATCCCGCGAATGAAGGATGAGTACAACGCATTTTACTTTTACCGTGCCGCCAGCAACTGGTGTCAGGGGGTTGGCTTTTTCCAAGCGGCCAAGTTCTTTGCTGCCGAGTCGCAGGATGAGCTTGAACACGCAAAGAAGATTGAGGACTACATCACCGACTGGAATGTGATTCCGGAACTGCCAACGGTGGCTCGCCCACAACTAGATTTCTCTAGTATTGTGGAGGTTTTGGAAGAGGCTTATAAGATCGAGTACGATTTGTACGAGGCTTACGAGGAGACGTCGAAGAAACTTTTCGAGATCGACCTGTGCGTGTTTGACTTTCTCCAACCACTGCGGTTGATACAGAACAAGTCTGTTGCTGAGTACAGCGACAAACTTAACCTGCTCGAAGGGGTAGAGGGTACTGATAAATTCAAAGCACTGTTGTTGGAAGAAAAGTTATTCCCCGTAAATGGCTAATCCCTGTAAAATAACCTTTAAGAAAACCAAGGACGGAAAGGCAAAGGAGTATACCTATGCCGAGTTCATGACCGCCTTGCAAGACGGCTTGTTTCAAGAGCTTGTAGACTCTGGGGTTTTGAATGCAAACAAAATTTCAGGAAGCCCATTTGAGACCAAGACTCCTGAGGCTCCTAAGACCACCAAGAAGCAGACTAAAGAAAAGAAGAGTACGATGTCTGACTTTATGAAGTCAAGACTAGGCGAGGCTTATGGGGACCTAAAACAGCGTAAATATGGGGAAAGACTTGCCGAGCAAAGAGGTATTGAAACCGAGGAATATATTTCGGTTGACCAAAAGGCTATGCAGGTTCTAGCTGAAGAAAAGTTTCAGCAATTAAGAGAAATGTACGAATCTGGTGAGGATAAAACATTTGATGAGCTTTTAGAAGCCTATGGCAACACGACTCAAAAAGAATGGGACTCTAACCCAGGGCTATTGTATCAGTATCAAGTTATGATGGCTAAGGCCGCTAATTATTTCTATGTAAAGGGAGATAAGAAGATGGCCAAGAAGATATACGATACCAAAGGCACATCGGGAACTACGTTTGGTCAAGGCGTTGCCGCATTATCAGCTCAATCAACCCCGGAGCAGTTGGCCAATAGAATAATGGAAGAGGACGAATCAAGAGAAAACTTCTTGAATCAGATCACTTCAGGACGAATAACAGTCGGAGAGGCGATTACACAATTGCGTGAAATAGCTAAGGTAACTCAAGGTGAAGTGGAGGCGATTATTGCTAACGCAATACCTAAGGTTAAGAAGACAGCCACCGTGGTTACGGTTAAGCCGGAGTTCAAGACTCAAAGAACGGCTAGTGTAGCTGCGATCAAGGATATTTTATCGAAGAAGAGAGCGCCAGGACCACTCGCGTTATCAAACTCGGTTATTGCTGAAATTACACCTCACGTTATAGACATTGCAAGATCATACATCCAGGAGGGTGCGTACTCTGCAAAGATGATTAAAAGCAAGGTGTGGAGTCATATTAAAAATGCTCTTCCAGGAGAACGTGCTGCGATTGACCAAATCGTAGACGACAACATGGCCGCCTTTGATTCTGAGATTAAGAAGAACAAGGAGGCTAGTGTTATCAAGCGTTTGGCAAAAGCATTTGAGGGTGTCATAGACGAAACGGGGGTAAAGAAAAGGGCGTTAAAAATTCTTTCCGATACGATTCTGTCGAATGATCCTGGCTACATCATGGCCAAGAGCCGTGGTGAAAAGGTAAAGGCGAAAGATAGATTGAAGGCTATTCTAAACAATAAGCCACAAATAGAGACCCTAGTTCTTCAAGCAGCTAATATTGCCAAGGCTAATGTGGATGCTAACGAAAGTGCAGATGCGGCAACTAAGATGGCCATCAAGAACGAAATTGATGCTCTGGTTTCTGATCTTCTTGAAATGCCAATAGGCAATGTAGAGAGAAGGGCGGCTGCCTCATCAATGACTAAAGAAGAGCTTAATGCAGAGATTGCTCGAATTGCGACAGAACACTTCACAAATCAAAATGCGGAAATACAAACGCTTGCCGAGACTCTAGTGAACAACCTTGGTGTTGATCCTGCATACGCCACTCAACTACAGGCGGAAATCGAGCCTATGATTGAGGGTCGGGTTAACGACAAGATGAAGGCGAACAAGGATAAGATTGACACTATCATGCAGGGAATTAAGGATTCTGAAAGCGTGAAGAAGGGTGTCATCAAAGCTATTGCTAAGGGACAGGTTTCAGACACCCAGTTTGAAGACGCTCTTTTAAAGACGTTAGGTTACAAGGGTATATCTCAAGCTGACATTACAACGTTGAAGAATTACTTTGACAGACTTCAGCAGTTGCAGCCGGGTGAGGAATTGTATCAGGAAATCAATAGATACATCAATGACATTCTTAGCGAGTACGACGAAACAACGGCGGCACTTATTGGTCGTTGGTTTACTGAGCAGTTCTATATAAATGCTCTTTCCGACGTATTCAAGACAGCGGTTATGGCCTCAGGTGTCGGCGCCATAGTATCAAGCATTCAGCACGGTGCGTTTACATTCCTGTACAATCCTGCCAGGATGATGAGAGCCATTAAATTTGCTAAAAAGATGAGTTCCGAGGGAGCGACAATGGGATGGGACACCGTGGTAGCGAAATGGCAAAAGCCTGAGTCAAGATTTGGTGAAACCACACTCCTTGAAAGGCCAGAAGAAAAGGCTCACGGAGCGGTTGTTCGTGTTACTAAAAAAGAATACGCTCAAATCCTTGACGATATTATAAAGGCTAAGGGTGGAAGAAAGGGATACTACGCGGCACAGGCCGCATTGAAAACAGCGAGTCACATGATGGGCGCGGGCAAAAGAAAGCGCAAGTATATGCCAGCGTTTTCTGAGATAAGTATGGTAATGATGGGCGCTCAGGATATAATCATGGGGGGAACCTTGCAGGACATCTACACTTATGTTGAGGCGGAGAATTATCTTGACTTGATAAATAAAGAGTCAGGTATTAAAATGAAGAAGGGGTCTGCTGCTTGGAATCAGCAATTAAAAGAGCTTTTACAGGTTGGCCCTGAACAGATAAATAACCTCAAAAAAGAGGTTGCTAAAGAGGCTGCCGACAGAATAGCCATGGGTGAGTCACTGCCTAAGGGTTGGTCTAATAGAAGACTTCGTGACAAAATTCACAATACCATGCCTAAGCAGGTGGTTGATGAAATGGCTCACCAGGCTAAAAAGTCACTGTTCCTTCAGAAACCTGAAACTGCGATTGGCGCACCAATATTTAATTTCCTTACAAGTAAGATGACCATAAAGGATTCTGATAGCGCGGCTGTAGCTAGTTTGCGTATTATAGGAAACCTGGTTATGGGCTTTGCTCGACTTAGTATTGTGTCAACTGAATATGCTTACAAGGCCCTTCCGATTGTGCCTGCCGTTACTGGTATTGCCTATGGTAAAAAGATTCGATACATCGACGGCAAACCAACGGTAGAGGACATGACTAACGAGGAAAAGATTACACGCATATTGAAAAATGTTGCGGTAACAGCTGCCTGGGCTGGTCTTGTCGCTTCTATGTTTGATTATGACGATGAGGATGATGAGATCACTTTAAATCCCAATGCATGGATTAAGTTTTACGGATCAGCTGATGACGGTAAACAGAAGGCGGAAATGGAGGCGGAGGGTGCAGAACCTAATAGCGTGACTATATTTGGTCTAAACTTTTCTCTTACCCTTCTTGGTTTTGGTGCTGGTTCAATTGGGAAAATACTTGGTGAGGTCTCAAACGACGTGCGGTTTGGAAAGGAAGACAAAACTACTTTGAGTATCAATAAGGTTGTTGGACTTATTGCATCGCAGCTTACAGGAAGTGAAATGTCGGCCCCTAAAAGAGCTATAGAAAAGGTATATCAAGGATACGGGGAGGGTAAGTATTTAGAGGCTGGAGAAATACTGCTTTTAGATGGTGTTGAGACAGCTTTGTCTCCAACTATACTTGAAAATTTTAGAAAAGATTACCAGGCATGGAAGGGTGTTCAAAAAGAAAAAAGAAAGGGTGTCGTAGATAATATTGTTTCAGACATCTTTTTTACTGACATTTTCATGGATACTAATGGAGGTAAATTATATGATCATTTTGGTCAGCCTGTTTATGTCCAGCCATCTAATCCCGTTCTCAAGGCCCTTCTTCCAGAAAACGTATGGAAGGACGGAACTAACCACGTTGAAAATAGCCCGTACTATAATCTTACCAAAGAGAAATGGTTTCCGAAACCTTACACCCGGTGGAATGCGAAGGACTGGACTGAAATAAAGGTTGGTTCCGAAAAAGAGGTTTTCGAAATGGATGATGATTTCAAGCAGTCTTTGAGCTTGGTTATAGACAAAAAAACTGCTGAGTTAATTGATAAAAACAAGTCGAAGATAGAAAGAGAATCAGAAGAAAAGAAGGTTGAACGCCTAGATGATTACAGACAAGAGGCAATCGAAGATATCCGCGAGGAATTCAATAAGGAAATGCGAAAATTGGTTTTAAAATCTATGAGCGAAAAGGAAATGCGCCAAGCGGTTTACAACAAAAGAGAAGAAATTGTGACGCAATTACGAAAAAAATACGGAATCGAAACCAAGTAGCAACTATATTTGTAAGCGCAATGCACCATGATATAAATCACACAGAGATGACAGGGGACGGATACGCAGATGGAATTGGTTCAGTTTTATTAACAACATTTGCCGCGGTGTTGTCTTGGCAGGAACAGGCTGAATGGGCCTTCCGTATTTCGTCTCTATTACTGGCTTGTACAGTCTCTGTCGTCGTTCTTTACGGGCACTACAAGAAGTCCAAGACAAAGCGCTCAACCAAGTAATTTCTCCCTTCTGTAATTGTATACCTTCTGAAAACACAGAGGGCGGTGATCAGCCCGCCCTCAAAGTTCTCGTCTCCCGACTGCACTTGGTGTGCGCGAACTTGCGAGGCAAATATATGACATTTCTTAATTAATGCAAATTAATTTGCAAAATAGAATGCAGGGATATAAATTCGCCCCGGTTTTGGTAATACTAGTGTTTATGTGTTGGTTTCCCTGGACAACGGTCTGGGGATTTCTTTTATATTTGCAGCACAAAACGAAATTATGATTGAATTGAAACTAGCGGACCCGACCCCGCACGAATTAAACGAATATAGATTGCTAATTAGCGAACTCAAGGACAAGTTCCCAGGTGCAAGCGTATTTGTGGACAGGGGTGCTGGAGAATACGCCATAAGCAACACCACGATACTAATAGAAAATGACAGGCGTACAGAAACACATTCCGCAATTTACCCCTCGGTTCCCAACCGGGGAACGGCGCAAATCAAGGCCGACATTCTCGCCCTTACCTTCGCTATGCGCGAACTTGGGTTTGATATCAAATTCTTGGACAGCGATCCAGTCGTTCGCGAAAAGGTTACGATAACCCGTGGCAAGCTCGATTCTTGTGTATCTCTTCGTCAACTGGTGGAACTGCTCGAAGAAGCGAACCACGAAAAGCTCGACGAAGTAAAGATTTTGATAGAGAACAAACGCAAGAACGGCGGTCGTCCTAGCAAGAAATCCGTGATCGAATTTATCTTTTCGGGCGCCAAGGAAGAGAAGCGGGCGCAGCCTGTACGGACGGGTCCAGAGTGGGCGCGGGTCAAGATGGAGTGGCGTGATAAGTTTCCTACCTCTAAGTACGCGAAAATATACAAAAGTCTCGACGAATTTTGTACCTTCGCGACTGAAGAAGAATGTAAATAATGGCTACAATACCAACATCGAACAGGCAACGGATTGACATCAACAATCCCATAATCACTCGAATACAAGTAGAGGGGAACGACACAGTGTCTTTCCTGAATGGGACTGTTGCCCCGTACCAGTACGTTCGAGGTATGAGCCAGATCATGCCCCAGACGCCGACTTACATTTCATACCGGTACGATAGCATTACGATTTCACAGGTATCAGGGGACTCGTTTACGTTTACAATTTATGCAGTAACTGACGTTGGCGGTAACACATTTACCCCACTTACATTCCAAGATTCTTCTGATGTAGTACAAGCCAAGACAGTTGAAATATACCGACTTCTTGTAACGGCCGTGTTCAAAGGTTGCTGCGAGTGCGGTAATACCGAGCCTGAGTGCTCCATTCAGTACACCGCCGGCACAGACCCAACTATTCCGGGGACGCTGTATGATGTTGGAGCTGTTGGGATGAGGATAAACTATTTCACTGCTAACAGTCAAGACTTCACGGGGTTCTGGCCGATTATCCAAGACGGTTCATGGATTTTTGTGTTTAGCAAAACAGACCCGACTGTGTATGGTGTGTATCAGCTGTCGAATTATAACGACGGCGGAACATTTGCTCAATTTGATTCTACCCTGCTTGCAGGGCCTGCTGGATTTCCAGACGGAACAGAACTTTGCGTGGACGTAACAAGCGTTGGTGGCTCCTTGGTGCAGGGATGGCAGGACACCTTAGATATCAACTCCACTTTAGATAAGGACAACACAGTAGACGGGGCAGGGTTTGATTTCGTATTTGACAACAATAGTTCGTTTACCGTCAACTCAGTTGGCGGGTCTATACAGACTAGCGTGTCTGGTGCTTCATTGATTTCGGGTGCATTATCGATTGATGTTGCGCCTGGCTATATTGATATTATTACCCCCGGTTACGGAGCCGCCACGACCGGCATGGTACTAGCCCTTGATTCCTTTGGTCACGTAGAATACACCTTGGCGGGTACAGGAACGATAAGTTCTATTGGCCTTTTCATGCCTTCTGCGTTTACAGTAAGCACACCGAATCCATTGACAAGCAATGGCGACTTTACGGTGACGGGCGCGGGTACAGACTTAGAGTATATTAACGGACTTGGCGAACTTGCCACGCTTCCGGTTTACACGGTAGAGAACGGACTTCACCCATTCGGCGGAGTACCAGGAGAGGCTCCTCCAAATCCTTTCCTATTCCACTTGGGAGGACAGCTCATCGAGGACACCTTAATAGAAACCACCGAGGTTGTAAGCCCCGGTGTGGTAAACGAGTGGCAGCTCTCCGTAAGGGGAGCGGGTGGAACGGACGGGCAGAACACCCAATTCCCGTTTGGTGTGGCTAACCTTGGTGACGGTGGTGTCGCTACCTTCCAGGACTACGGATCGGGCGACAGACCTAATCCATCTGTAGAAATCGTTGGCGATGTCGACCTTCTCCAGCCGTTACTTGAGTTAAACATGGAGGGCAACCTTCCGACTGCGGACGACACGCTCTTGCGCCTTCGTTATAGTGGTGATCCATCGCTTGCCATGATGACGATAGACTACCAGTTCAGAAACAATAACGCGGTAGTAGCGAACTCTAATTTCGTAGGCTCTCGCCTGTCTACCGAGGTGGTAAGTTTTGTTGATGGTAATGAGGAGACTAGGCTTGAGGTTCAACTCGTTGATAATGGTACACTTTCAAATAAGCTAGAGTTGCAGGGATTTGGTCAGCTAGTGTTAAATGAGTACGCTACATCTGCGTTCAGTAATACTACAAGCAATATCAACAATGATCTTGAATATGTGCTTGCCGTTGACACGAGCGGTAACGTGTTTAAGAAGTTGTCTGAGGGTGGTGGAACGGTAACGGAGGTTGATGCAACAGGTCTGTTGACCACATCTCCCGATCCAATTACCACAACAGGAACCGTAACATCTGAGATGAACAGCGGGTTCCTTGTTGGCCGTTATGATGCTGGGGTTGGGGTGTTCCAAGAGATTACGATTGGTTCGGGCCTTACGTTGACCGGCGATACATTGAGTGCGGATGGCGGCGGCGGAACCTACGACTCAGACCAGGGTATATACAAGGACACTTCGCTTACCAACGACACCTTCCAACTCGGTGCGCCAAGCGGAAATCAAGCGGGTATAGCGTTTTCAGTAGATAGATATGTTGATACCACGGATAAATTCTTACAGCTAGAAGGCGCAAACGGTGCAACCGGATCTGTTGTACTAAAGGTAATTGAAGGATCAGCAACACCTGTTGACACAAAGGCTTCGTTTATATCTGCAACACAATACAAAAAATACGCAGGTTCATTTACGGGGCATTTTAATTCTGGACTATTAGCGTATTCAACAGCGGATGGCGGAATCGCATTAGATGCCAATAATGCTTCTAGCGCTAATGGTTTGTCAGCTAGGTTTCAATGTGTTAACGGCAATGGTATTGAAGTGTTTTCAGCTCTCAAAAGCACATTTAAAGTAAATAGTGGCGCAACTTCAAGCATATACCCGGCTATTGATATTGAAAACTTAGGTGGTTTAGTTGGAAATGGATTAGGTGTTTCAGTAACAATGTCCCCAGGAGCTGATGCTTTTGGTACAATAGACGTAGGGGTTTCGTTAAATGCTGTAATATCAGACATTGGAACCCCTTCTGGAAATGACTCTGTTGTTGATTTCAGAGTAGACACTCTAAATTCAGGAACCGTACAGCAGCACACTTCTTTCATTGGAAGCGGTCAATTGCAGTTACACGAATACGGTCAAACCCCCGCCAACTTCCCCGACGCATCTCCTGTATGGGCTTTAGGTGTAAATGCAAGCGGTAACGTGGTTGAATTTACTCCAGGCGACAGCACAACCTACACCGTAGACAACGGTCTTTCGCCGCAAACCCTTCCGACGGCTAACCCAGATAACTTCCAACTGGGGGGACCGCTTGTTTTGGATACTATTATAGACGGAGACTCTACATACGATCTGTCTTTTACAAATATCCAGTCATTAATTGGAACTGCGGCAGACGTTTACTTTGCAGGTTCTGATGGCGTTAACAATAGTTCATTAGGGTTAACATCACTTATTGCGGCACTAGAATTTACAGATGGCACTACTGGAACTGTTTCAGTTCTAGAACTCAATAATGCCTTTTCAAGGTTTACTCACTTAGACGGTACTACTTCATCTATATCCGCAATACAACTAACCGGAACAGAGCTTAGAGTTCAGACCCCGTTGTACGCCACCAAGACTGCCGGGGACGTATTGACACTTGTTGATCCAACCACGGGCGAGGCCGAGTGGAGTACGCCAACGGTAGGAGGATCTGGTCTTGAGCCGATACTAATGTTAATGGGAGCATAAAAAATAGAATATGGCAACTACTTATAAAATACTAGGGCAGGTAAGCCCAGCGACAGGGGTTGAGACAGCTCTGTACACCGTTCCAGCGGCCACATCGACTGTTGGGAGTTCATTAATTGTAGCAAACCGAGGGACGTCTACGGCATCATTTCGAGTGAGCGTGTCGGCGGCAGGTGCTGCGACAACAAATAAGGACTATATTTACTTCGATCTTCAAATAGGGGCAAATGATACCTTTATTGCGACGGTAGGTATTACCTTAGCGACCACGGACGTTGTAAGGGTTTATGCGTCCAATACGAATTTATCTTTTCAACTTTACGGATCTGAAATAAGCTAACATGGCACAGGGATATTCATCATACAACATAATTAGTAGTGAGATTTCATTTGCAAATACTCCTAACATAGACGCATTCGGCAGACTTAGGGTAAGTGATCCTTTCACACTCTTTGACTCTAGTCATAGATTCGCTGACAATGGCCTGTGGTCAACAGGAACCGCAACGGGTGGGACTGCTACATTTAATGCTGCTCAAGGATTAGTTGATCTAGATGTAACCGCAGCATCAGGTTCTGAGGTTGTTAGGGAGACAACTAAAGTATTCTCATATCAACCCGGTAAGAGTTTGTTAGTACTCAGCACGTTTGTAATGAGTACTGCCAAAGCTAACCTCAGACAAAGGATTGGTTACTATGGAGCAAACAACGGATATTATCTAGAGCAGAACGGGACTACTGTAAGTTTTGTAGAGAGGAGTTTTGTTACAGGGGCGGTAGTAAACACACCGGTTGCTCAGGCAAGTTGGAATGTTGACCCTATGGATGGTTCAGGACCTAGTGGAATCACCCTTGACTTAACAAAGGCTCAGATTCTATTCATGGATTTGGAGTGGTTAGGGGTAGGTACAGTTAGAATCGGCTTTGTTATAAATGGTAACTTCTATGTTTGTCATAAGTTTCACCATGCTAATATTATTGCCACCACGTATATTACAACTGCCTCATTACCACTAAGATACGAGATAACTAATACAGGTGCTACAAGTGGTGCTAGTACACTAAAGCAAATCTGCTCTACCGTATTATCTGAAGGAGGATATCAGCTTAATGGATTACAGCAAGCAATTGGTCTTCCAATTCAATCTCCAAGAACATTAGGAACAGCAGGAACATTTTACCCTGTAATAAGTTTACGTTTAAAATCAACAAGATTGGATGGTATTATTATTCTTACTGCTTTTTCTATAATGCCAATGAGTACAGGTAAGTTTAATTGGCAGGTAGTAGCATCTGGAACAACAACAGGTGGCTCTTGGACGAGTGCAGGAGCAAACTCTTCTGTAGAATATAATATATCATCAGGAACTACTTTTAGTTTTACAGGGGCAAGAGTACTTGCAAGTGGATTTTTTAATGAAACTAATCAAGCGGCAAGTCAAGTTGATATATTGAAGGAAGCATTGTTTAAATTTCAGTTAGAAAGAAATGGATTAACATCAACACCATTTGAACTTACATTGGTAATTGCTTCTGATAGCAGTAATGATACTGTTGTTGCATCAATGGACTGGGAAGAAATAAGCAGATAATATGGCACAAGGATTTACAAGGGGGCTACCCATAGATACGGACCCAACCATGTCGCTTGATAGCGAGATCGTTGTTCCGTCTCAGAGCGCCGTAAGGGATTACGTCGCAAATAATGCAATCAATACAATTAACGGACTGACCCCTGGTGTACAGACAATGGCCGTAGGTACGTCTGGGACTGACTTTGCCATATCTTCGTCAGTGGCCACTCACACGTTCAACCTACCTACCGCAAGCGCGACGACAAACCGTGGAGCATTGAGTAGTGCAGATTGGTCAACATTTAATGGAAAGGCGGAACAGGATACGTTTACAATCCGTATGGGTGTAGGTCCAGTGGCACCTGCGGATAATACAACATACTATTTAGGTGAAGGTACATTAACCTTAAGCACAGTACCTACCTTGTGGGATAATAAGATGGCATTTGCTTGTAAGTTAGTGGGCGCACAGATTATGGCTAACAATACTACGGCAACTGCAACGGCTGAAGCAAGTACACTATCTGTCAGAATCAATAATACTACTGATGTGCTGCTATTAAATACGGTTGTATTTACAGGTGCGCCACCTACATCCACCTCATATACTGTAACAGGGCTAAGTCAAAGCATTGCTGCTAATGACGAAATAACTATTAAGTGGCAAACCCCAACGTGGGCAACCAATCCAACAAACGCACAGTTAGTAATATCATTATTTTTTGAAAGAACATGAGAAAGGAATACGAATACAAACTACAGGGTGACGGCACAGATTCATGGACTGTAAGTGAGTTTGATGAAAATGATGTGTTGATTAGTAAGTATGTCGTGCTTGAAGACCCTACAGTTGAAGTAGGCACAGCACTAAAGGCCGTGTTGTCTGCAACGCCAGAAGAAATTGAACAAATAAGACAAATATTAAATATTAATTGACAATGAAAAAGATACTACGCAAACTACAACTCTTCGACGGGCTATGGACCATACCCATCGCATTCTTCTTATTCTTGCTTGCAGGATCCTACAGCGCTGAGTATTTCGGCGACGGACTGATCTCAACTGAGTACATACAGCAGGTTTTTCTTGCTGCACTTATCCTAGTTTTTGCTAACTTTGTGGTGTTCCTTGGTGGGTTCTTCAACTTCCGTGGTTTACAGAACTACTTCTACTCGAAGGCGGCCAAGGAGGAACTAGAATACTCATCAAGCGCATGGCAAAGAATCGTATTATACATCTGTGTTTATTTTGGATTGCTCTTATCCTTCCTTCTTATACTTTGGTTGGTAATGACGGCAACTGTGTCCGCGCCACCGCTGCTTCCTATGTGGGAGTAAAGGAGAAGGGGGGTAACAATAAGGGTTTTACCGATATCGACCTTCAAAAGAAGATGGCTGCTGTCGGTTGGAAGCCCGGCTACGCATGGTGTGCGTTCTTCGTTCGCGCAATCCTTGACGAGTGCGGTATTGAGAACAAGATATCGGGATGGTCTCCCACCGCTTACAATAAAGAGGATGTAATCTATACCAACGGTAGGTTCTATCAAAGATACAGGAATCGCGATGTCCTTGTGATGACCCTGTCTTACAATAAGTTTAAGAATACCAAAAGGTACAAGGCCATTGGCCACACGGGAATCGTGGACCGCATTAACGAACACTCTGTAAGGACGATAGAGGGCAACACCAATGAGCGCGGGGATCGCGATAGTCGTTCTCGTGACGGGGTGTATGTCAAGATCCGACCCCTATCTAAAAACATCCACATCACTCGTTGGAAAAAATTTCGATTGTTTAGATAAACAAAAATGGGGTCAATGACCCCATAATTGTTATCCAAATCATAATCTTTACCACAAGAGGTTTCCTTGCTTTTCCAAGTGATACCAGCGTCCAGTTGCCTCGTTCTTTCCATTTGCAGGAAGGAACTCCATGCAGGCAAGAACCTGTGCGTCGTATGGTAGATCAGGATTGTACGTGATCGTGCGGGTTGTCGCGTTCCAAGAGTTGGTTGTTCCGGGAAGTACGTTGATTGTGGAGTCCGCCATGATGTTGATGGCCACGTTCAGTGTGCTTCCGTATGGATTCTCCGGAGTAATGCTTGGCCCGTTGTGGAGTCGGTACTGCCAAACATACCCGCCGTATGTCTGATTAAACGAGTTAATCAGGGTCTTGTAGTTGAATGTCTGTGCGTCCTGTCCGTTGATGTAGAACACGCTCTTGATCTGTGTGTCGCTCAAGTACTCGATGTCCATAGCAATGTTATTGATATGGGTCTCAGGGTTTGTGGCAACTCGGTTGAATGTGAAGCGGGTCTTCTCAATGAACTCTTCCATAGATATACCAATCATCTGAAGGAACTCTGCACGACGGATGCGGCGCTTTGGAGTGATTGCGTGTTTAGATGTCCACGCCACAAATGGCTTACCATCTGCGCCCTTCTTCACAAGACGGGCCTTGTAGCCAACCCGCATCATCGGGTCTTTCATGTCGTCGATAACACCCTTCCACACGGTCTCATACGGCTCGTAAAGGAAGTCGATTCCCCCTTCGCTTACCTTCATCTGGGTCCACACGTAGTACACGGGCTTACCGGCGTGGACGCCATCGGGACTTGTCACAAACTGACCGGGCTTGGTAAGTGTTGCCACGTTTTCCTCGTTGATGCCCTCGTACACGAATCCCATACTGTGGACTGCGTTGGCGATGTAGTTCAACGGGTACAGTCCGAACAGGTCTGTCTTCTCGTTGTCGTATCCAACGGTGTAATACACGCGGGTTGGTGACGATGAGATGTCTGTGGTTTCATAGATCCAAGCCTTGCGCTCTGTGCGGGTTTGGATTTGGCCGTCATACTGGGCAAGTTCTTCCGGAAGTTCAAGGACTTCCAATGCTTTTTGTACGTTTGACATTTGATTATTTATTTATTTATTTGATTTGGGTGCGCTAATTTACGCTAATTTACTTAATAAAATAAAGCGGCAGCCACGTTTGGCCACCGCCTTTCAACAATAAACAACTATAACAACAATAACTACACACTAAAATACAAAAAAGTACAATGTGGTTGCGGAAGTAACAATGGTTGCACACTTCCAAAATATTTTTCTTCGTCTTTCCTTCTTCATCTCACCCTTCATAAAGACGTACTGCTCCTTTAGAAAGCGAATCTCAGCCAGTTGGTTCTGACGAATTTCCTCGCACAGTTCTCCGTTCTTGATGGCCAAGTCCAAGGCCACCTGAGCCGCCTCAATTTGATCCCTCATGAGTTGAATACGCTGCGAACGAGACTCGATCGTCATCTTGTCCTGACGAATGGTCTCAGCGGCAGCAGATATCACCTCCTGAGCTTCCCTAGGAATCTGTGGGGTATTATTTGGCTGGGCGCAAACGTCCGTTACGATACTCATTAAGAAGATAATTCCAAGAGCTAACGTATAAAGTTTTGAGCGAGTCATCTGACATGTGGGGTATTCGTGAAACAATTTTTTGTGCTTTTTCTATTTGCTCCTGCTCCATCATAAAGTGCTGCTGGTCCTGCACCATGAAGGAATCAAGGGCCGCCTTGGTCGCGTTGACCACAAGCAGGTTGGAGTCCATCTGTGCGATGTACTTCTCGTTGATTTCGTGTAGGCGTTCGATGGCCACGGCTTCATTCTCTGAACTGGTGTGAAGGATGCCCATCCTGAATACCATAAAGAATACTCCGAACAGGATCACGACACTCAGCGCAAGGATAATTAAGGTATAGATATTCTTAGTCTTGTCCATTATTCAAAATTAGCGTAACCTAGGTCTTCCCAAGTTGGTGGGTCTATCATTTTTTTAGCTCTTTTACTTTGTCTTTGTAGTGGTATATTAACTCTTTTATCTTATCAAGCGGCAGGCTCAGGCGTTCATTCCTCAGGGAGTGTAGTTCCTGTAGTGCGTTCTTGCCAATGCGCTTCTCGATCCTGATTCCATACTCGATCAAGTTACCATGGCGGTGCTGGTTGCATTCCACGCACTGTCCATGAACATTCGATTCGTTAAACCTCAGGTTAGGGTACGAGCCGACACTAAAGTAGTGGCCGGCGTCGTACTTCCCCTGTAGCTTCTTTCCGCAGGACACACACCCCTTCCCTTGGTCTCGAAGCCTGATGTATTGGTTAAACACCTGCTGGAGTTCTTTCCTCCACTGAGACACGGACTTGTTGCGTTCCTTGATCTCTTTCAGTTCCCGTTTAACCTTTCTGTCTTTTTGCTTGGAGGAATATGCAATCATGCATTCGATGTTCTCACACGTTGCCTGCATGGTGCTGTACTTTGGAATGAATTCCTTTCTACAGATTCTGCACTTTTTATTCCTCACCTTCATGCGCTATCTTATTTATCGGCAGGCTTCCACTCTGCCTGTTCTTTAGCCAAGTTCGCCTTGACGGTCTCTTCAAGCATTGCTTTGAAGTATTCCGACTCGCCTGGTTCGTCAAAGTGTTGGTTGAATTGTTCATGGTCTGCTTGTACGGCAAAGGTAGTTGATCCATTCGTTGTACGCAAGACTATGAAGTTCCAAACTTTGTTTTCGATTCCGGGAAATGCCATTGTTACTGTTCCGGTAAAGTGTTCCACCCGCTTGGATGGCTTGTCAGAAATTTTAATCATGTTGCTTGAAGTGTTTGTTGAAAAAATATTTTGGTATATCTGAATGCTTTAGTTGAACCCTTTCCGCGTCGCCTCCGGTCGCCTTGATGCGATCGGCCATTGGCCTAAGGGACTTGTTGGTAGTTCCCCACACCGATGGGTTGTAAACGATGGCCGCGTTGTCATACGTTCCATTAAGAAACGATGGCCGCGTTGATGGGTCTATCAGTCCGATGAAGGCGTATCGGCTGTCGTAGTTCTTGAGTACGTCTATCCCTCCGGCGCTGAATCCTATCAGGGCTGTGGTCTCGTAGTCAATGGTAGGGTCGATGACGGAAAGCGATGTGCCGTAGGGAGCGATGAGTATCTCGTACTCAGACCACATCCAATCGGGAATCTGTTTCTCCATCCACTTGGGCGTGGCGTAGTGCATACCACCCCACACGATTATGGTGCATATTAATGGGTTCATAGCTTGATGTTGTTTTGTTCAAGTAATCTGAAAAACTCTTGGTAAATCTCATCGCAGGTCTCCCACTTTTCAGCCGGCATCTCTTCGTACTTTACTCTACCCCTGAGGTAGTTCCTGATGTCGTTGAGTGCGAAGGCCATCTCGCGGGATTTGACTGCCATGTCCCAGTATTCCTGATCGTCAGGAAGGTTGAATTCAAGTATTGCTTTCATGTTTACAAATATAACTCGTGTGTATTATTAATGCAATTATTTTTTTTGACTTCCGTGTTGCGGTCGCCATACATTTGTTGCGTTCTCACATTACAGTGTCTGGCTGGCAGTGTAATGTGGGAGATAAGAATTAAAATTCTTATTATGAATTGCCCTCGGTCCAGCCAGACGAGGGCTTTTTTTTACCCCAACCCCACCACCCGAATCAGCCCTGTCGGTGCAAGAGGCAAACTTCATACGCGAGTATGTTGGATCGGGTAGCTGCCCCTTTGTGGGGCGGGGTAGTTTGTTTTTCACGGGGGGAGGCTTTTTCTTTTCTTCTCTTTAGGTTTCTTCTTGACTTGTTTCTTTTCTCTGTCTTTTCTTTTGAGTGAGCCAAGGGTTTAACCTATCTGAAGTTGCTCATTTGGGTCAGGAATATAAATATCCAACGTTTCGGCAGCAAACTGCTTGACGTGTTCCATGTACTCTATAAATTCCTCCGTTGCAAGTTCCGATGTTTTGCGTGGTATCTTCATGACTTCACCGGTATTGGGGTCAGTCAATTCAGAATACAAAAAACGCCCCTTCAAAAACTCATGCGTGAGGTCACGGTCGATGTCATGGCCAAGTTCCCTGAGCCTGTCCGACACCATTGCCACCACCACGCCCCAGTAGTATGCGTTCTGCACGTCTGAGCGGAATCGTTTCTTCAGTTTAACTTCGATGGTCACAGCCAAGTCCTTGTCACGGGACATGGCTCTGACCTGTTCTTCGAAGAGGGGGCGGTCGTAGATTCGTAATGCCCCCTGTGGTGTTATTACTCCGTTGTGTTTCATTTTATCCTCCAAATTCTAAATCCATCGGGATACACACGTGACTTGAACTTCTTGCCTGAAGACTTGCCGTAGTATACGGACGAGGACAGGACGGTCGATCGTTTGCTCGTCATGGTTTCTTTGTCACACTTGATAAAGAATGAGTCGCCCACTTCCATCTCATGGAAT